TTATTCTTCTAAATTTCTATAATATTCTTCTAATGCGTCTAGTTTTTCTTTACTTATAGACTTATGTGTAGTAGTAAGAGAACGCATTATTTTTCTGCTTTTGCTAGATTTTAACACTTTTTTCTTAAAAGCATAATATTCTTTGTTATCTATTATTATTTTATAATGAGATTGAAACTTTATAATATCCCTAACCAAATAACCTTTGTCAACTAGCCTTTTTAGTAGTATTTTTATTGTACTTTTATGCCATCCATACATCTGTTTTATTTCTTTTACAATTTCTTTTTTAGGCATTAGAGAATCCTTTTTCCATAAATACTCCATTACTATCAATTCTGCTCTTAATAATTTTTCTACTAATATTTCTTCTTTCAACTTATGTCACTCCTTCGATTGTTCTAATTCAAGTTAATAATAAGAGCTTTTTAAGACAAAAACTATAGGTAAGTTTTACCAAATATTCTACGCATTTAGTCTGTTTTCTTAGAAGAGAATAACTTTCATATCTATAAAATTATTCAATTTTCAAACAATCTTGTTGAATAATAACTAATTCTAGTGTATTATTTTAGTTGTAGAATAAAACTAAATCGGCAAAACTAGAGAAATTTAGTGACGCAAAGCTATAGGGACTAAGACTTATAAATTAAATTATGAGTTATGTCAGCCAGTTGCCAAAAAGATATTGTTCTTTTGTTTTTATGAAAGTTTTTTAAGGGGATAATAATATATGTTTAGAGATAAAATGGATAAATGTACACATGTATTGACTGCTTATATTGGTAGTTCATATGATTATTGTGATTTTATAGATACACAGTTAGATGATTTTATACTAGAATACGGAGAAAATGTAGTAGAGTCTTGTTTACATCAAGTAATGATATTGTTAAGTAAGTATAATTAGATAGACATTGATTTCTAGAGAACCCTTTTTAGTTTTATCTACTTTTAAATAATGATATGATAATAAAAAATTAATTAAAATAGATTTATAATATTCATAGTTTTATTTTTTCTTAAAATGCGATATAATAAAGATGTAAATTCGTATCAAAAACAAAAAAAGAAACTACAATCTATTAGCCTAGAGCGAAGTTTCAAATTCAAAATAATTTAAGTAATGATTTATTCATTGAAATCGTCTTGATTGCCGTCAGGACGATTTCTTAGTTTATGTAAAGATTCTTTTAATCTACTTATAGAATCCAATAATCTTGTTATAGACTTTACTATTGTTGTAATAGATTTTATTACAATAGTAATGTAATACGCTATAACAAGTATAAACATAAGTGTTTTCATATACTCACCCCCTTTCATATGAAGGTGATTTCTGAAAACTTTCGCCCTTAGATTGTAGTTCCACAAGATAAACTTGCCATTTAATTATAACATAATTTTACAGTCATAAAATATCATTTTTCATCAATTAACTTAAAACTAAGATTTAGAAGATAACTTTCTTCTCCATTCTCTTCCATAGTTCTGTTAGAAATATATCCTAAGATTAAATATTTTTTTTTGCACTAATTTTCCTTGAACATTTTTACAATTTATTTCAAGTTGCCCTAATGGTATATTCTCGTAGCTCTTATCAATTTTAAGCTCCTTATTTTTTATTGAAATATGCTTTGTTAAGGTTGTTATCAAAGTACGCCAACTCACAAATAAATATGTTTTCTTTCTTTCTTCGAATCTGCATGATTTTATTACTTGAAATATATTTTCTCTTTTATCTGGATTTGTTGAAACACATACTGAATTAAACACGGCTTCAAGATACTGATTTTCTTTATACTTGTTAAAAAAATCAATCTTATCCTTTTTACTTGGTTGATTCCAAGCCATAGAAACATAAAGACCATGTTCTTCGCCTAGATTCATAAAATCAATATAAATTGTACCACTTCCATAATTAACATCATTTTCTAAATGTTCTATTTTAAAATGTTCATCTTCTGGATTTTTACATACTAGTAACGTTTTTTCCAAAGGTACTATAAATGGGTCCTTCTTATCCTCTTCTTCTTTTCTTGACTTATCACTAGATTTGATAGTATATAAAACTCCAATTAAAGTTGCTAATCCTCCAAAAATTCCGCCTAAATAACTTCCTAAAAAGGAAAATAAAGCCCCATTATTATTTGGTGGTACATATTTATTTATTACTATAGGTGTTCCAACAACTATTGCTAACACTACAATAAAGAGACCAAGCCCTTTTAAAAATTTTTTCATTAACAAATCCCCTTAAAATATTATTTTAATATAACTATATTAAATAGTCTCTTTTATATCCTTCACTATCACTTTTAATTTTTCTGCAATTAATTTCTGTATTAGCATTATTATAAATTTTATATATATTTTTCAGTAGCACCCTGCTCTTTTAAGCTTAAATCTTTTTCTCTTAATCTATTATTCTCAGCTTCTAGAAAAAGAATTTCTTTCTCCAGGTTTTGATTCATAGTTTTTAGTAAAAGAAGCTCACCATTTAAATTTGTATCCGCATTTATTAGCGGAGGAAGCTCATCATTTAAGTTTGTATTCTCATTTTTTGGTGGAGAAAGCTTTTCTTCTTTATTTAAAGAATTTATACAGGACTTTAATGTAAAAAAGCGATTAATAATTCCTTCTAATGAAAAGATAATAAAAGCTAGAAACATCACAATTAATAATAATGTCCAAAATGATTCATTATAAATACTTTTATATTGTATAAAAACATCATAATCTAATAGATATGCAGCTATTAGAAATATCATTATGTCTTCAAGACTACATTTAAATCTATCAAACGAACCATATATTAAATTCGCAAAATTAATATCTTTTATAAGTTTCATAAAATTATTATCTTTTTCAATTCCTATAAACTTATAATGAATATAATCTAAAAGTGCTGAAATTGCAAATAAGATTAATGAAATTAAACTAAGTACTGTAAAGAATTGTAATCCTATTGTCAAAAATAATGATAGGTATTTAAGAATTGTATCACCAAAAAAGTTTTTTATCTCTGACACTGTATTACCAAAAAAAAAGTTACAAACTAACAATACTATCAGTATCATATAAAATAATGATTTTACATACATAATTTTAAATCGTTGTTCGTTTTCATCCTTATTAAGAAACCAAGAAGAAACAGCTGTAATAAATGGTTGCATATTTTATTGTTCCTTTCAAATTTTAATTTGTATATTATCATACTACACAGATAGTACACCCTAAATTAATTATAAGTTGTACAAGCTTCTCTTTACAACAAAAAAAGCTAAAAACTTCAAACATTTTTATTTTAAGAGTTTAAAAAAATATTGCAAAAAATTAAGAATCACCCGAACGGAACTTCTGGGATTCTTCCTCTAATTAACACTTCGCTTATTTATGAAGAGACACCCTGCTGCAAAATAGTTGTAGTCTCTTTTTTATATCCCCCTTTGTTTATCTCTTTCTTTAATTATATTATAATCTATATGAATACCTAAGCCAATACTTTTCAAAATATATTTCTTTGATTTTAAAAGTTATTTCTTTGATTAATTAATAATTTGCTTTGATTTTTTCCATATTTATGTTATTATATAATTAAGGAAGGTGAAATAAAATGATGTGGAAAAATGATTTTAAAAGTATTCTTGTAAAAGAAAACATAAGCATGAATGAATTAAATAATTTAATGAATGAACATAATAATAAGAATAATACAGTTGAAAACTTAAGACAAAAAATAAATAATGAGACTATGAAGTATAGTGAAATCTTGACTATTGCTAATTTAATAGGGTATGAAGTTGTTTGGAAAAAGAAAGAAAAGTAGGCATAAAAAAATAAGGTAGCAACTAGCAAATTAGTTGCTACCTTTTAATCTATCTATTAATAAAATCTAATGCCTTATAAAGTGTATCAAACCTATCATTACCTTTTATCATAGTATAATTTTCTTTAGTTATAGAACTTATCTTCTCACATGCTCCACCTCCTACAACATATAAATTTTCCGTCTGACCTGGTACGTAATCTTTTATATCACAAACTAAAACTTTGCTTGGACTATAGCCCCAACTAAGCACATTCGCAAGTATCTTATCAACTTCACCATCATAAATTATTGTATGTTTGTACATGTTTTTTCCCTCGCCATTCTCTTTATTATCTATTTTTTTATTTAAAATACCTTCTGCTATTAATTTAGCGACTATGTCTTTATGTCTGATATAATAGTCTGTATCTACTTTACTGTCTACGAAGCATACCTCAATTAATATTGCTGGTGCTTTTGTATGACTAAGCCAATAAAGCCCTCTTACATCCGATTTTGCACCTCTATTTTTAAATATTGTTGATAGTTTTTTGTTGACTCTTTCAGCATATACTTTCCCATTGTTAGTTTTGTATATTGTCTCTGTACCCATTGAGTTTAATGTTGTTTTATTTGCGTTGAAATGGATTTGTACTGCTAAGTCTACATTTTGCCTATTAGCTATTTGACATTGTTCTGCTAAATAGTTATTAGATTTATCTACTTTTCCAGTATATACAGTAGCTCCACCTTGTTTCAACCATTTTACTATTAAATCAGTTAAAATTCTGTTTTCTTTTCCTTCATCTATATAGCCAGTTGCTCCTGTTCCTTTTCCACTTAAAGTGTGTCCTGGTACTATTGCTATTTTCATTATTTATTTTCCTCCTTTAGTTGTTTGTAAGTTTGATTTATACCTATTGATATTCCCCAACAAATTACACCTTGTAGCACTGCGTTAGGACTAAACCCTAGCATCCAAATAGAAAATCCGATTCCCAACACAAGTAATATAATTGGAATGTATTTATTGTCTAATTGTTTATATTTTTTGCAACCTTTACCTATAATAGAGAGAGCAGCCACTAAGATTAGTAACTGCTCTGGTATAAAACTTATTAAATTATCCATTTTTTATCCTCCTAATTAAAATATTCCTTTTTGTATTGCAAATATAAAGAACCCTACTAGTGTTGTAATCATTGTACCAATTAGCCACTTTAACATGCTGGTAAGGGAATTTAAGTTCTCACACAATGCTTTTAACTCTGCTTTAGACTCTATATTTGCTATCTTTAATTCGTCTATTTCATCACTATGTCTGTTTATTCTTATTTCATTTCGTTTTATTTTTTCTTTTATAACTTCTTCGTTCATCTAAGCCTCCTGATTAATTGAAATAAAAAAAGAACCTTCTATACAGTTGGTTCTACTGGTGTTTCTTCTTTATTTAATAAACCTGTTAACTCTAAATATTGTTCTTCTGTAATCCTATTTACTGCATAGAATACATCCATCTTATGTTGTAAATCCTCTTTGGTACTATAGTTCTTTTGTTCTATCATTAATTTTAATAAGTTATACATATTAATTCCTCCTAAATATTGTTATTTAATTTCATATTTTCTACTTCGAATGCTGTGTTTACTATCTCACTATCTCTATTCTTATTTTCTTCTTTTAACATACTTAGTTCTTCTTCTAATGCTTTTAATCTCTTTTGTTCATCTGTTAAAATGACTGGTATATCTTTTAACACAAGTTCTTTTGTGATTGGATTTATAGATTCTATATACTGTTTACTATAGTCTATACTTCCAAACTCAATATCTAAGTAATGTAGCTCTGTTATTGCATCATGCTCCAACACATCCCCTGTTGTTTCTCCTGTTTGAAGCAATATTTTCCCGTCTTGATTGTAAATTATTCTATTTCCTCTTTCCATTTTAATTACCACCTTTCTTTTTTTCTATTCGTAAGCATACCAGATAAAAGTGTCTCCAAGAACACAAGCACTAGTTATTCCATCACCCTCCAAACCTTCCATGTTAAATAATCGAAGTTGAAAAGAATTACTAGAAAAATTTTCAAATTTAATACAAAAATCATAATAATAACGTTTATTGAAATAATAATGTCCTGCTGTACCAAAATCACCAAAATTAGTAATGTCAGAAAAATCGAGAAAAACACTAGCTGTTTTTTTTAATTTTATACCACGTACTACAATCATGCTTGGAGTAAAATTTAAATTAGTTTGAACAGTTAAATAAGATATTTTTCCAACTTTAGCGATAAAATTATCAACATCATTTTGTGTAAATGTGTAAATTCCAGTTGCCCATTTTTTTCTTTGGCTAAGTTGATTATTCAATTCTGTTATTCTATTTTGCAACTCCTGTACACTAGCGTCTGAACTATCAAAACCTGTTTTTATTTTCTCTGATAATTCAACTAGCGTATTATTTAAACTTGCTTCTATATTCTTTAATGCTAAAGTGTTTATAATACTTGTTTTGCCACTTTTGAATGTATCTTTAATCTCTATCCATTTGTTTGTAACTTCATCTGTTGTAGAACCAGCAGGAAGAGGTGCAATTCCTTTGATTATACTTACAACTTTTTCTGCTGTAGCATTAGCGCTGTCTGTGACAACTATCTTAAGTGTGTGTAGTGCATTATCTTCTAATGTATAGTTAATTGTTTTCTCTGTTGTTAAATCTGTTGTTATAGTTTCTTTTAGTACATCATCTATAAAGTATTCTATTTTAGTTAGTAGTGTAGGGTCTGTGTGGTCTGCTTTAAATGTTGCCTGTGTAGAATTATAAGAAGATACTGTTAAAAATGGTAATGCTTGTAGTAATGTTATTTTAGCATAACCATCTGCTTTAGTAGTATTACCTCCAGTAGTCATGACTATATTTTCAAGATAATATTCAGATGTTGGTATATATCCAGGTGGCTTATAACTATCTTTAGTTAGTGCGTAACCACTTCCACCACCTCCACATTCATTAGAATAAGAACCAGCACCACCATACCAACCACCACCGCCACCTACTCCTATTCCACCATAACCTCCTTTTCCTAACGAACCATGGTATTCTTCTGTATCGTAACTTGTTCCACCTTGGTATTGAGAACCACCACCACAAAAATCTCTGTCACGACCAATTCCATTTTCACCTACATAACCACCACCATGACCAATAGAATGAGCAGCGGCGTAATTATTTTTCGTCCCTCCACCACCACCTGCAACAAGTATACGCGAAAGTAAACCTTCTGCACTATCCCAAGTCGCTCTAGTATAATAAGCTCTTATATCGGTTGCTCCACCACCGTATTTAGAATAATAATTACCATTAATACCATGTGCATTTGTTCGTCCTCCCCCATTGAATCCAGTTCTGGTAAGAGTTGAACCAGTATCAAGTTTTTCATAACCCGATTGACCAACACAGATACATAAGTTAGTTCTTTTTTTTAATATAACTTCGCCTTTTGAATAACCGCCTTTTGCACATTCAGTCCAATCACTTGCACCAAGAGTACCACCACATGCACCCCAACATTCTAGTTTATATCGCCCAGGTGGCAATGAAACATTTTGTACATAATTAGCATAATTAAAATTCCATTCTGTCTGCATTTTCTCACTCTCCTCTCTTAAATAGGTAATATATCATTTTGTATAGATATATTAACCTCATTAAAATTTTCTATTTTTCTAACAACTTCATCAATCGCCCCTTGAACATTTGTAGCAGTAAGATTACTTGTTGCATTATTATAACTTGTTTTCTCTGCTGTTGTTTCTATGCTATCTACACTAGTTTTCACCTCATTTATTGCACTAACAAGATTTGTTTTATCTGTTGTAGTAAGTTGTGTTGTATCCCCTATTTTTCCAATTAACTCTGTTTTAGCAGTTTCTATGTTGCTTGTTAATTCTGTTTTAGTTGTATCAATTTTATTATTTAAATATTTATCATTGTCTAACAATTTTTGTTGTCGATTATTAAACTCATTCGCATGAGCTGGTGTAGTTATTAAATATTCTTCTATTTCATTACTAAAATTTAATTCATTAGGCATTTATTCACCTCCTAGAACTCGTCATCTATCTGAAAAACCATTTCCATATCACTGTCTTTATACTTATTTCCAAAAGTTTTTATTGCTATTAAGTCACCATCCGAATCTATTAAACCTATTTCATTTATGTTTTTTCCTTCTGCTTCATTTTTTAATAAAGTTGTTGAATATCTGCAAGTAGTTGAAATTGGATATACATAATTTTCTATATCTTTTCTAAACACTTCATTTTTTAATGCTGTATCGCTTGAAAGTGGAGCTATTATAGTTCCATCATTCCCAACCCCTCCATCTCCAAACACCATACTAACTATAGTAGGCAATGTTATATCACCTGCTCTAGCTTTACACATTTTTTGTCTTGCAATGTCTGTTGTTACTGCATTTGCCATCTTATAACACTTCCTCTCTTAATTCTGCATTAAGTAGCTTATTTCCATTCAGTACTTCTATTCCATCTAAATAATATAAATTCTTTTTAATGATTACTTTAAGATTTGTAAATACTTCACTTTCTTTTACAAATAACTTATTTTTCATGTTTAAGCTTACCGGCTCATGATAAAGTATATAAGCACTTAAATTTTTACTACCATTTAATAACCACATGCCATCTAAAAAATTGCTTATATTTCCTCTAAAATCTATAAATATTCGATTAATCATCTTTACCTCAAATTTTTCTATATCTGTAAATTTGAGTGCAAAAGAAGGCATCCAATGAAGATGACTTGGTTTAATTTTATTTGTTATATATTTAAAATCTTCATAATTAACAACATCATCTACATTAGCAGTTACTTTAAAAGTGTATGCAGCTATATCTTCTTGTATATAGACATCTGTGCCAGTATAACTCTTTATTATAGTTGCTAATCGGCTTGGATTAACAATGTATTTCATTTGGAGTTTAGCAATAACTTTTCTTCTTCTAGATTCTATATCTTCATCTATATTAGTAGATAAACCTACCCTATTTTCCCAAAATTCAAGTCCCCATGTTGCACTCTGAGGGAATAATTGTAATTCTATTTCTTTATTTAATAATTCTAGATTATCAAATTCGCTTCCTATAGCCTCATATATAGAGCTCATAACTAAAGATTGTTCATAGATAGGAGATAATGTTAGAAGCATTTCTCTACCCTTTTTAGAAGTTATCACGCTATCACCTCATTGATTATCTCACCTATTCCAACAACTTGGTCATTTAAAATAATATTTGTTGTTCCATCATTTATTGTCAAGTTAGAAAAATCTTGTATTCCTTCATCTGCAAGCATCATAGAACCTGTTAGTGAATAAATTGCATTATAAGAGACAGTACCTCCAATATCTATTTTATCGAGGTATTTGTCTATTTTATTTTTTAAGATATTTAGCACAGTTTCTTGACTAAATCCATTTGAAAACACAAAACTAGCTTTTACATTAATTAATAATGTTTGTGGAGTGGCTATAGTTACAATAGCGCCTATAGGAGCCTTTCCATCTCGATTTTGACCATCTTCCACATTTGGATATATATATTCTTGAACCTTATTTATTAATTCCTGTGTTGCTGCTTTTCTATTTTTATCTAATATTAATACTTTCACTGTACCTGCTCCAGCCCATTCGGGAACTACATAAGCATATCCAACTCCATCAACTTCTTTAGCCCATCTTATATAATCCGAACTAGCTCCACTTAATTTGTCCTCTTGCTCTGCCACAAGGACTCTTTCTCTAAAATGTTCTTCATCTTCTATATCTGTTCCACCTTTGAAATCTTCTTTATTAGTAACTGATTTAATACCATTAATAGAACCTAGTAAAACGGATACACTACCTTTAGACACATTCCCTGTAATTCCTGCAACTCTACACTCTGCTTTAATATCTACTGTTTCATTTTCTCCTATAGTTTTAGTTTCAAGAAGCTCAAATTCTATGCTCTGTTTTTCATCAGTTGCAACAGTAGTTAATATAGTTCCTTTTTTAATTATAGTACCTTGTACACCTGTAAATGTAATCATACCAACCGATTTAGTTGGTTGATTCTTAAATACACCTTTACATTCACCAAGCCACTCTAAGTAAGTTCCATAACTAGTTTGAGGAAATGCTATCTTTAAATTATTTTGTAGCCCTAGTTGTTTTAATTCAGCTATCTGCTCTGCTGTAGGTCTTGTTGCATCATAGATAAAGTCACCCTCCAAAGTACTCACATCTTGAAAATTACTTAACATCCTTTCATGTACAGAGTCCTCATCTTCTGTTAAAAAAATTGGTATAGGTAGCTCTCTTTCCATATAATCACCTACCTTTTATGTTCCCATCTATGGTTATGTTTTCATCATCTATTGTTAGTACATCAAATTCATACTCTACTAACCTGCTATTCTCCAACCAGTTAAAATTAAATTCTCCTACTTCTTTTGTATATGGATGAACTAAAATAGTTTCTTTTATTAACCTAGATATTTCAAGCTCTTTTGCATTTTTAGATAAGTTACTAGCGATTAATTCTTTTATTTCACTTCCATATACACTAGAATAAGCTGACCTTTTGTACCTAGGTGTTAATATAGCCTTTTGACACCATTGTTTGTATGCTTGAACTTTATCGCATTTTTTTAATGTTCCATCTGCATTTTTAACAAATTCACCTTTTTCAAAATCAAATAAAAAAGACCCTTTTAGGTCCAGTTCATTCTCATTATTATTTTTTAATTCTACAGTTTCAAAAGTTTCATTTTGAGGAAATAGGTTTGGCATTTACAACCCTCCCAATTACTACAAATTCAGCTCCCATAACGGCTACTAACACCTTATCGCCTATAGTCAAGGGTTTTAATTCTTTTGGAGTTTCTATTTTATGTTTATGTCTATATTCTCCACTTGAAACTTCATCTGAAAAAGTAAAATAATCCTCTTTCAATGTTAAATTCTCTAACACTAGATAGTTTTGTATTTCATCTTTATAGCCACTAACTTTAAGCCCATTTGCTGTTATTTCTGCAAGTTCACAGCCTATCCCAAAAGTGCCATTTGACACACTTTTGTTCATTTTTTCTTTCAATATTCTAGCAACTCCATTAAATCTAGCATCAGTCATTTGTATAAAACTTCCTCCTTATATAATCTAGTGTACCAACATTTAATTTCATTTTTGGGATAGAATCTAGCGTATGAGTCACATCTATAACATAATACTCTTTTCCTTTCAAAGATACCTTATCGCCTGCTCTTATTCTATTTATATCTACTACACAATCAACGCTTATTGTTTCTTCACCTGAATTAAACATTGCTTCTGCTGCTTTCTTAGCTTCTTTAGTATTTTTTATCTTTTCATCTTGTTTAATCTTTTGCAGTGTTCCATATTTGTCTGAGTCCTTTTTATATGTTCCAATGATAGGTGCTTTTGTATTTTCATCTTTACTCTTTCCTAAAACTTTTACACTTGTTACTGCATCATTAAAACTACTTGTAAAGTTTGCATCTTCTAATATACTATCTAATTTATATACATTTGCATTAGTACCAAGCTTAAATAGTTTTAATTTATTATCCATCCTTACTCTAAATAAGTCTCCACCCTTACTCGCTGTTTCTTTTAAGTCTTTTTTAATCATATCTAGTATATTTGTCTTATGTATTACTTTAGCAAGTTTTACAGAAGTATTCGCTAGATTGTAGTAAGGTATATTCCATTGTTTGCAGTAGTATTCAATTCTTTGTGTTGCTGTATTTTCTTTAAACGAATATTGTTCCTCTGATTCTTCCATGTAAACTGTTCTTTCTCTGCAAGACAATGTCAGTTTCTTGCTCTTTTCACTTCTTCTAGTTTCCCATATGACCCCATCAAATATGATTTCTTCTTTTTTACTCTCATATGCAATGTCAATTAGAACTATCTTGTCACCTTTTTTAATATTTATATCTTTAAGTTGTTTAGGTTCTATTAAAGATACATCCATCTTGTATGCAACTCCGTCTATAGCTTCACTTAATGTTATTCCCTCGTTAAAATTTGCAATATCATATTTTCCATTTAATATTATTTTCATTTGCTAGGTATCACCAACTTTTGTCCTTTTTTAATTATGTTTGGGTTTTTGCCAATAACTTTTTTGTTTTCTGGTATATTATAAATCTCTGGCCATCTCGAACCTTTACCTAAAAGATTTTTCGCTATCTTATATAATGTATCACTTGCTTTAACAGTATATATTTTTGTAGTGGTTTTATTGTTAGGTCTATTGTCTTTTAAATCTGTTTTAGCATTACTTTTTGTTTCTTTTTTTAATGTCTCTATCTTCAGTTCTCTGTAAGTTCTAAATGTTATCTCAATGTCTCTATCTTCTTCTCTTCCTGCTGTTTGGGTATTACTAAAGCTAGATATTGTAACTAATCCATTGTAACCAAAACCAGTTATTATTAATCGTAATGGTTCAGCTTGGTCTACCCATTTTTCAATCATTGCCACTACTTCAATTGGATTTTTTAACTCACTGTATCTACAATAAGAAGCGTCATATAAGTTAGGTAAAAATGTTTTAAATGATATTTCTCTTATCTTCTCCCCTTCTTTTTTAATGTCAAATTCGCCTAAGTTTACTATATCTACAGTTTCAAACCTTTTTTCTTTTTTAATAGATAGAGAATCTTGCGGATTTACTGGAAAATGAAAATCTATTTTTTCTTTTTCATTTTTTAGATAAATGTCTATTACCAAGTTATCACTTCCTTTCTAAAATATTTTTGAATATTACACCGCAGTTTTCTTACCATGTATTCACTTCCTTTGATTTTTTGTATAAAAAAACACCTACCTTTTGAGTAAGTGCTTACTATATTCACCATTTTATAATTAAATTTATTCATCCAGCTAGATTTATCACCATTGTGTATAAAAAATTTCATCTTTTTATTGACTATAAAAATATTATAGGCAATATTTTTCTAATTTGTGGTATAATAAAAGCAAGAAGAACTACAATCTATTTGGAAGTAGAGTGAAGTTCTAAACAATTTAATGCTTATTTTTTTTTGAACTTAAATGAAAATTTAAGCTCAACATCTAAGTCACTCTCTTGCACAGAGTGGCTTTTTACTTTTTTGATACATAGACAAACTATGTAACCGATTAGACTAGCTGTTAAACTAGCTAATACGCTAATCAAAAAATTATCCATACATACACACCTCCCTTCTATACGTTGGGAGGATAATCTTTTGTATGAACTCCACTCTATAAATTGTAGATTACATCTTCTTGCTTACAACTATTATAGCACATAATTCTTACATATTTTACCTGTTTATTACTTTTTACGTTATAATCACCTACTTTCAACAAAAAAACACCTACCTAAGTAAATGTTTTTTAATTATTTTTAATTTTAAGTCCACATAGTTAATATAAAACTAGTGTCTAAACTAAAAAGTATTGCTGGGATATACATATTTACATACCACATAGTTAATATAAAACTTAAATAAAAAACTAAATCTATTGGAAAAATATGTTAATTTACATTCCATATAGTTAATCTAAAACTATTGCAAAGTAGCGAATTGGAAATGACGACGAACGTATTTACATTCCATATAGTTAATCTAAAACGGAAAATGGTAATTGGTTTATAAATGGAGAAGACACATTTACATTCCATATAGTTAATCTAAAACCAAAATACTTTCTTTTTATCCAATGAGTAGCTGAAACATTTACATTCCATATAGTTAATCTAAAACTAAAAATGGTAAGAAAGAACATGTGAAAAATTGTTTTATTTACATTCCATATAGTTAATCTAAAACCTCCATACCAATACGTTACAGCAGTAAAGATAGAAATATTTACATTCCATATAGTTAATCTAAAACGGATTAGGTCTTTACATGAAAGATTTATACCCAAACAATTTACATTCCATATAGTTAATCTAAAACGCTGTCTGGACTAGCTTACAACGCTAAAAATTTATTATTTACATTCCATATAGTTAATCTAAAACTGTATAAAATTTTCAAATTGGAGGATTAAAAAAAGAAATTTACATTCCATATAGTTAATCTAAAACCATCTAGTTTTTTACAATATAATTCAAATGCGCTAGAATTTACATTCCATATAGTTAATCTAAAACCCTGGTGATGTTGGAGGATTTGAAGTAAGAGAGGTATTTACATTCCATATAGTTAATCTAAAACAATTTGAGCATATTGGCAGTATGTTCAAATTAATTATATTTACATTCCATATAGTTAATCTAAAACCTCTCTGATAAATATCGTATTGTTTCTGTAGAAGTTCATTTACATTCCATATAGTTAATCTAAAACCCACTTGCCATTAATTCAGAGTACAATGCAACACTCTTATTTACATTCCATATAGTTAATCTAAAACGCAATTATCTTTTGTACAGTAGTACACATTTGAGTCTATTTACATTCCATATAGTTAATCTAAAACTGGAATAAATGCACGAATAAGGAAATTAAGATTATCAGAATTTACATTCCATATAGTTAATCTAAAACCACTCTCGGGCTGGTCTACTTCTGCAAAAGTTCTGTAATTTACATTCCATATAGTTAATCTAAAACAAAAGTCTAACAATTATTTGCTAGACCTTTTATAAAAATTTACATTCCATATAGTTAATCTAAAACCCCAAAATAAACTTAGTATTTCCAATACCTACACATATACAACTCTCTTAAATTTGCAGTGAGCGACCAATAGTGCAATTGATAACACTTATCATACGTTCTCAATGCCTTATATTTCAAGTATTAAGCCATATTTTATCACAAATATCGCTCACTGCAAAACTTCTATCTCTATTATACCACTTTTCACCATATAAAACACTTGAAACAACATAATATCCAAGTACTTTATCTATTTATTTTACTTATTTTCTCTCTCCTGTTGTTCCCTAAGAATACTTCTTAATATCTCTGCATATTCTTGAAACTTTTCTTCGCTATTCTGTTTTAGTTCATATAACGCATTAGCAAACTTCACAAAGTATTCTACATCTTCATCAGTTTTTAAATTATATTCATTAAGTAAACTTTCACGCATTGTATTAATCCCCCTCAAACTCAAAACTAAATTATTTAATACAATCTTATAAATTTACTCAATCTTATAAACCACATGATAATTTTTCTTCTCACCTTGTATCTTAGCAGGTCTATTATTTTCCTCTATCCAATTTCTTATTTTATCTATTACACTTTGTGAATACTTTGTTGTAGTACCATTCCAATTATCCTTATTTGCTAAAACTATAAGTTTTTCTTCTTCTTTAATATCTAATTTCTTAATAATCTCACAAACTGCCACAAAAGCAGGATTATTTGTTTTAGAATACATATTTAATTTAGTTGCAATTTGTTTTGTATCGAAGAAATGTTCCTTCTCTTCTATTTCAAGAGGTAACTCTATTCCTGCTTTTTTATAGATAGTCTTTGCTGTAAGTAACTTTGCTTTTTCATCTATTCCAGCATTATCTAAGAATGGAGTTAGTATTTCTATAGTCTTGTTAACTGTATCTAGACTTTCTATTTCATTTGCCTTGTCTCGTAGTTCTTGAGGGTTGGCATTGTTAGTTATGTATGCACCAGTTTGTCTTATGCTTGGTAAAACTTCTCGTCTAAGCCATTTCCTAAACTGTACACCAATAGGTTTGTCTGTGTATTGTAAAAATCCATACAAACCATCTTCATAAAAAATAGTTATACTTCTAGCTTTATTACTAATTATATTATTTGCGACTACATTTAAAGTAGTTACAAAATCATTAAATTCATTTCCTTTCAATACATCATACTCTTGTTCAATCTCAAAGTCTTCTGCTTTTATGCAATCCTGTATTGTTTTAGATACATCAGCATAATCGAATAATCCAACTATTTGATTAGCTATCCAACAAGATTTTTCTTTCCACATAAAAGTATAAATTTGACTTCCATTGAACTCTTTTACTATTAAATTTTTCATAATATTACACTCCTTAATTGAATTTTTTTAAGGAATGACGTATACTATAGTTAGTGTATATAATATACGTCAATAAGGGATGTTCAATCTTTGGTCGGGGAGAACGTCTCTTATTTTTTATTCCTCTTTTTCTAACTCTTCATTAATCTTTTCTTCAAGCCAAATAGTTTTAGTCTTGTTCTGCTTTTTTAAATGTTCTTCAATTTTTTCTACTTTCTCTCTATCTAGTAGAACACTAAAAGTTTTCTTATTCTGTCGTCTCTGCTTGAAGTAATCTGCTCTACTGCTATCAGTAATAATTTTCACCTCTTTTCTGTATCGCGATAATATAATTATACATTGTATCGCGACACTTTTCAAGAGTTTTTACTAATTTTTTCTAATTATTTCACTCAACCGACCAATTTGAGCAAAACAAAAGCACCTACCAAAAAGCAAGTGCTTCCTTTTTTCTATTTAGTTTTACTCCACTTAGTTAATATAAAATAAAGACTACTAAAAACTTAGATGACGCCTTTAAGGCCTTTACATACCACATAGTTAATATAAAACAGAAGTGGCTGATGCGATATATTACGCAGGTATGGCTTTTAAATACCACTTAGTTAATATAAAATTTACCATTAGTCCCGTTGCCAGAGCTACATCTTTCATTTTTACATACCACTTAGTTAATATAAAGCCATGCTATAAAATTATATTTCTTAAGTACTATTATAACATAATTTGGTAGAATAGAGACACATGTTGTTTAAGCAAATGTCTCTATTTTGTTTCTAATTTTTAAAATCTTTAAAAGAAAAAAACTCCATATTGTCTATGCTATCAATATTATCTTGAACTTTCAAGAAATCATCTATGTTAATTTGATATGTTGTTTGACCGCTTGAACCTACAAAATATATCTCTGCTGAGTCTATTCTAAATTCTTTCAACTTGTTAATTAAGTCTTTAGTAAATACCTTACAACTGCTTTCGTTGTCAAAACTTGCATTTTGAACCTGTAAACTAAGTACACAACTACCATCTGCATCCAGTATATCATTTGTATAATAGTTTCCTTTATACTGTGATGAAATTATTGACTCAACTTTTTTCTTTAATTCTTCACTAGTTAATGTTTGCTTTTTCGTTTCTGCTTTCTCTTTATTCTTCTCTTGATATTTTTTATCTACTTTTTCTTTTTTCTCAGTTTTATCTCGCTCTTTTTTTTCAGCTTCTGTACCTTCATTTTTCTGTTTCTCTTGTTCTTTCTTCTTATTTGTTTCTTCTTCTGCTTCTCTTGTTGCTAGATTTTTATCTGGTTCTTCTTTTAGATGTTCTTCTTGTTTTTTATTACTACTATTGCTAGTTGTTATATTATCTTCTAACAAATACCAAATACATACAAATGAAAATGTAATAAAAACTAAAAATACGCCAAAAACAACTTTAAACCTTTCGTTTCTTTTAAAAGATTTAACTACAAATTCTATAGAAAATGCTAATAAAGTTATTGGAAAAATTGCTATAGCACAAACTAAAACTAAAACCTTTAAGATTATACTCATATTTTTAAATCTTCCCCACATAATATGCAAATCCCCCTCATGTAATTTATAATTAAATTATAACATCTATAAGGAGGATTTTTTTAACAACAATTCGACATTATCCAATGTCTTGTAATGCTTCTCTTATTTCTCTTTCTACTTGAGACAATATTTCTTGTATCATTTCTTCTTTGTTATTGCTACCTTGAATATTTATAGATATTCCACCAACATTAATCGCATTACTTCCACTAGAAATTATGTTTTGTGGTTGAGCTTCTTGATAAATTCTATTTTCTGTATTATTAAATTCTTCTTGTTTGGTAGGAAATTGCCTAACATTATTAATAATATTAGAAGTACTATTTTGAATACTATTTGTAGAATTAAAACTAGTTCCTAATTTTTGAGATATTGGAATAACATTATTACTTGCTTTAGTTCCAAGTATCTGTCCTGCTTGTTCATATAAACTTAATGCTCTACTTCTTTTACTATTAGAAAGAGGAATAACCATTTCGGGACCTGCTTCTCCACAAATACTTGGTTTACTTGCAACTCCACCCTCAGCAAAACGGTCTAATACATTACTTATTCCAGTTTTTACTATACTTACAAAACCAGTTATTTTTTGTGATAATTTTTTTCTTAAACTATCCCATGCTGATTTAATTGAATCCACTTTACTTTTAAATCCATTTTCTACAAGACTTACAAATCCACTTATTTTGCCAGATAATTTAATCTTTAATCCTTGCCACCATAAACCAACTTGCTGAACTTTTTGCTGAAAACCATTGCTTACAAAACTAACAAATCCACTTATTTTTTGACCTACATTAGTTTTTAAATCAGTCCACCATTGTTTTACCTGACCCACTTTTTCTGAAAAACCATTACTTACAAAATCTACAACAGCTTTAATTGGTGCTCCTAAAATACCTTTTATACCTTCCCACAATGATTTAACTACTTCCCCAATTCCTTTGAAAATATCAGAGAAACCTTGTTTTATTTTTTCACCATCACCACTAACTATCCCTCCTATAACTTCAAATATTCCTTTTATTATGTCAATTACACCTTTTATAGCACCTGCTACAGCGTTTATAATAGATGCAATTGCATTAATAACAGAAGTTATAACTAAAACTATAGAAGTTGCTACGCCTTTAAGTAATCCTCCCCCTATATCTCCCAAAGTAGATGTTAAAGAATCTTTTATCTGCTTTAAATAGTCTATAAAAGGTTTAGCAGCTTCTTTTAATTGATTAAAAGCATTCCCTAGCTCTTTGAAAGACGTTCCAACACTTTGGGTTGATTGTTTTAACTCATCCATATTAGTTTTAGTTGCTTTAGTTGTTCCATCATCTTTGATTGGCTTAAACAAATTTGAAAAGAAGTCTTTTATTGGTTCAAGAGCTTTTATTAACTCTGCAAAGCTAGATTTTAAGTTATCAAAAACTGTTTTTAAACTTTCTTTCATTTCTAAAACTTTTTGTTTTAAATTTTCAAAAGGTGTTTTAATATTTTCATCAAATACAGTTTTTAAACTTCCAAAAGCTTCTTTTATGCTATCTAAAGAATCTCCAAAAACTTCTTTTAAATTACTTAATGATTGTTTAAATGTATCTATAGCAGGTTTTATGCCTTCTAAAAGTTTATCTTTTAATTCAGTTGCTTTGCCACCTATAAAATTTATTATATTATTAAATACTTCTGTCGCAGATGTTTTGAGTTCTCCAAATTTCTCTTTAATCTTTCCAATACCTTCACCTATTTTTTGACCTAATGAGTTTATATATGCTTTTGCTCCATTCGATGAAGTTTGCAGTTCGCTTGATGCTTTCTCGCTAGATAAATTAACAGGTTGAACTTTTGGAGCTGCTTTAGTAGGATTTTTTAAGAAGTCTTTTAATTCATTCCATTTTTTCTTTATTCCCTCTACTTTTTTTCCGAATTTTTCGTCTAGAACATCTACAACAGCTTGAATAGGAGAAGTTACAATATCTACTAATCCTTTCCAAACAGAAGAAACAATTTTTATTCCTCCTTCAAATACAGATTTTAAACCATTTACTATTTGTTTCCCATCACTACTTATTATCCCTCCAGCAATATCAAAAACTCCTTTTATAATTGTTGTTAAACCTTGCAATACGCCTGTTATTGCAACTACAGCAGATTTAACAGCTTCTACAATAGCTGTAAAAGTTAATATAAAACCAGTCAAAACATTACTTGATAAAAACAAAATTATAGGTCCAATTTTACTCATTAGCACCAATGCAAAATCCCCAAATACTTTTAATAATGGAATTACAGCTCTCCCTAATCCTTTCAATTTATTACTAAATACATTTATAAAAGGTGAAATTGCTATTATTGCTTCTTGTAAAAAATTTTTAATTGATTTTCCTGCATCTTTGACAATTTTTCTAAAAGCATCCGATTTTTGATACGCTAATGTAAATGCTGTTGCTAGTAATGCTACTCCTGCTATAACAGCGCTAACAGGTCCACCTAGTGCAAACAATAAAGCTTCTCCTAGTGTTGCTGCACCACCTGCAAAAAGCAGCTATTGCAAATACTATATCACTTAATATAGGAATTAGAAAAGAGATAAACTTTAAAGCTTTAAAAGCCATAAATCCGGCAACAACACCACCAATAACAGAAATCACACTTTGTAAAACATTTTTTATTTTATCAAAGTTATTTATAAAATTACTCACAAAACTAACGATGGCATCCCCTATTTTAGGCATATCTTTTGTTAACTGTTCAACAAAACTTCGTGTCATAGGTCCAAGTCTTTGACCTACGCTTATTCTTACATCATCTATAGCACTTTTTAAAATTTCAAATTGTCCTGACAAGGTATCTAGTTTCATATCAGCAATTCTCTTAGCTTCTCCTTCACTTTCATTTATAGCTGTTGTTAATTTTTTAAAATCTTTTTCACTTGCGTTTACTACAGCCGCCCAACCAGCCATGGCTGTTCGCCCAAATATGCTACTTATTGTAGCACTTTTTTGTACTCCTTCAAGTGCGCCTAATTTTTCTCTAAGGCCAACGATTGTACTAGCTAAATCTAAATTTCCATCTTTTGTTTTCTTTATTTCTATTCCATATTTATTCATAGCTTTCTGTGCCTCAGCTGGGGGTTTTATTAATCTAACTAAACCACCTCTAAGTGCAGTACCTGCCATGCTCCCTTTAATGCTTGCACTAGCCATTAAGCCAGTTGCTAAACTCAAATCTTTCATAGAAACACCTAATGCTCCTCCAACACTTCCCATATACTTAAAAGTTTCCAATTTGTTATCCTAGAAGCTTTTTATCCTCTAGTTCTTATAGTTTCCTATAAGTTCGGCGTACATTTTCACCCTAAAAGGTGTCGAACACTCTTGGGACTTTTATATTCTATAATAGTACAGTTTCAAGTCCTACGCTCTACGGTACTATGAACTTTTTAAATTTATAGTTACCTCGGTATTAGCATATCTTATGACTTAGCCTTCACCGATTTTGCTCGAAGGGGCGAAATCCACCCATTCTTTCTATGTCTGTGTTAGAGTTTGTAACTGTTGCTGCCATAACATCAACAAACATTCCTGTATCCTTTGCAGTTAGCCCTAAAGCAGTTAAACCATCCATTTGTTATTATCTCTAAGTTTTTTATCTTAGACTCTAGAAGTTTCCCTCATTTTCATCGGTTTGTCACTTCAAACCTAGATTGGCGTACATTTTCACCCTCATCTAACTTGTTAGGGTATCGACACTCTTGGAGATATTATATTCTGTTTCTAGTTTCAATCTCTACGCTCTACATTACTAATAAACCTTTAATTTATTAGTTAACTCGGTATTAGCATATTTAATTTAATTAAACTTAGCTTCTCTTTTATATACCACAATACTTAAATTTTTCAAGTTGTCGGAACCGATTTTGCCGAATTTTTTTGAAATAAGTTTCCTTATAACCGACCAATAGTTTAGTCACAATATCTGCTGTTAGTGCTAAATCTGTCTGACCTGTTGCTGCCAAATTTAATATACCAGGTAGACCAACAATCATTTCTTTGCTTTTCCATCCAGCCATCCCCATAAAATACATAGCATTCCCTGCATCTTTAGCTGTAAAGCTAGTTGTACGACCCATTTCCCTTGCCATTGCAGTCATTTCTGCCATTTCTTTTGAATTTGCACTTGATACAGCTTGTGCGTTTTTCATTGCTTGTTCAAAATCTGCAAATCCTTTTATAGCACTTCCTACTCCAATACCACCAATTAATGCTGTTGCTGTTACTGCTAATTGTGTAAACTTACTAATAGTACTACTTATAAAAGAACTTATCTTACCATCTAAACCACTCAAAGTTGGACTAGCTTCATCTTTTAGTTTTACAATCGTTTGGTAAGTTCTATTAGAAAACTCTTGTAATTTACTCTTAGTACGAGAAATAGTATTTAATGCTTCTTCACCTTTTGCTTTAATATTTATTATTGTATTATTCTTGAGCTCTCCTAATTTACTTCTAGTTTGAGAAATAACTCTTAATGCTGGGTCAGCTTTCATATTCAAACTAATTATTGTAGCCGCAGTCAAATTTTGCACCTTAGCTTTTACTTTATCTACAACTTGACTAGCTCTGTCTCTAGCCCTTAATAAAACTTCTCTTTGTCTACTTGTAAGCAAACTATTTACTTTATTTTTAACTCTATTTACAACACTAGATGCTTTATCTTTTGCATTTATAGTGGTAGATATAGTTCTACCCACTCTTTTTAAGTTGTTGCTAATTCTATTTACAACACTAGATGTTTTATCTTGAGCTTGTATAACTGGATTAGCTTTTATCCTATTTAGTGCTTTCATTCTCTTTTCTGTCTGTTTCGTGTATCTTTCCATAGCACTTAATTTATTTTTAGTTTGTTCATCTCCTGTAACATCAATGACAACATCAATGTGATACATCTCTTTTTTAGCTATTTCTCTCACCTCGCTTTCAGTTTAAATTTTATTTATTTTTCATAGCTTTATTTTCCTGCTCTATTTCATGCTGTGTAAAAACTCTAAGAAGCTGTTGAGGTGTTTTCTCTCTTTTCAGAAAATCTTCTGGAAGAACACTATGTTTAACATATGCGTTATATAAAATAGTAATCTTCCCACCTCTCTTTATTAGTTTTTTATATCATCATCACTTAATTCTTCATAAAATCCAGACAATTCTAGTACCTCATCACTAATTAATGCGATTTCTCCTGCTAAGAACTTTCTTCTTATAAATTCAACACCACTAGATACATTCATAGAATTAAGAAGTCTTGCATCACTAAAATTAGGAACTATTGTAGCTTTTTCTATTAGAGCTATATTAAATTCATCTTCCATTAGTTTGCTTTCCCTTCTACCTCTTACCTTAGTAACTTTTGTATATTTTTTTTGCAATGCACTTATCTCTTTTTCTGTTAAAGCCTTAAGCGTAAGTGGTATATCTAATCTTTTTACAAAAATAGTTTTTTCAGGTAATATAGCATCCTCTGTCAATTTCATAATTATATTATCTTCTTGTTGCTTTGCTATTTCCTCTTTAGTAAGCTCTCTTTCTTCTTCTATTCCTTCATTTAAAAATTCTTTATCTAAGTTTGCCATTTTTAACTTCCTCCAATTTTATAGTTTTATAAAAAGTTACACGTAAAATTAATTACATGTAGCTTAAATTTATTTATTATGCTATTTCATCTAACAACTCATATCCTTCGAAAGTTCCATCTATTTGCATCTCTACATTTTCATCAGATTTTATGCTTGCTAGTTGTATTTTATCTACCATACAATTTTTATATCTAATTCTTTCATATCCAACTAATCCAGGATTTTCTATTTCTGTAATTATTTCAAATTTATTAAATCCTTTTTTAATCCACTTAGATGTAGTTTTAAGTACAGTAAAAGAGAAAGTACCTTTTTGAGTAGATGCTTTATTAAGTTCCCATTTGCAACCAATTACTCTAAAAGTCTTTTTATCATTTTCTACCTCAGCTGTAAATTCTGTCCCATATCCTTCTTCTTCTCCATCAATTATTATTCTAGCATTTGAACCATCAACAACATTTGCAGCATCTATAATATTTTCATCATATTTTCCCATATTTTACAACCTCCTTATCCTAGGTATCCTGTACCATATATTTTTTTCATTACATCTACCTTAACAGCATCCCATTTCCAATAAAATTCATCTGCTTTGGCAGTTGCTTGAAGCTCTGTATCTATATCAACATTAAATTCTGATATAATACCTTGACTCATCAATTCTTCAAAATATTTCTTCAATGCACATATAACAGTTGTTTGACCTGTTGCATCATTAAATATCTTACCTACAAACTCTTTTCTTTTTAATGAAGTATCTTTATTTATAGTATTAATAAACATAATATTAGAGATATATCCCATTGCTTCATTCTTATCATCTACATACTTCTTAAATGTATTTACATCATCAACTATAATCACATCTCCATCATCAAAGTCTAAGATTAAAGTACCACTTTTCAAACACTCTTTAACCTCTGATTGACTTAATCGTGGTTCTACTTCTTCAAGTATAGTCTTAGCATTACATATACTACCTGTTATACCTTCACTTACAGAAAGAGCAGCAATGTAAACAGCTACTTCACTAGGTGTATATTTTATTCCTTCATAATAGGCTGAGCTTCCAATGTTAACTATATTTTCATCATTGAAACCTTTTGATTTATCATTAATTTGTTTTATATTATCCTCTGTTTTTCCACCTAGAAAAAGTAGTATATCTTTTCCTAATTCTTTGTTTTTAGCTACCCAAGCCTTTGTAGTTTCCTGCAAAGCTTCCTCAGCCACACCATCAAGTGTAAAGCCATCAAAGCTATATCTTTCAAATTCTTCCAATGCTTTTAAATAAGATTCATTAGTAATCGACGTACAACCATCATTTCCACCCTCTAAAGCTTGATTTACTACATTTGCTAGAGTTGTATCGCTATCAGCTACTTTAGTTGCAACCACATATTCATTATCTAAATTAGAGTTTATTTCTAGCACTATTTCATCTATAGTACCTTTAACTGAACTAGAAAATAGTTGTTTAGTCCCTTCAAAGAATATAAAGTCTTTTTTATCTGCATCAACTAAATTAGATTTTATTGTTATGTTAAAGTTTCTAGATGTTGGATACTTAGTTTCTAGCTTAATTATATCTTTTGCGGTATTCTCTGTAGTATCTTTTAGTGTTAATGTACCCTTCTTCTGATTTCCATCTACAAGTCTATATAATAGCAACTCCTTTACATTCCCTAACAAAGCTAATTTACCTAATTTGTAGGCTGAATAACTCATATCATCACCAAATAGAGTTTTAAGCTGTCTCAAATCATTTTTTATTGTTACAACCTTGCCAACTTCTCCCCAATTTGATTTTATTGGCATTGCTAATCTACCTTTTAAGCCTGTATTTGTAGACTTTTCTGCTTGTGTTTTAAAGCGATTATAAAATCCAGGTATTTCTTTTCTCTCTTTTTCATTCCATGTACCAGTTGCCATTCTACTTCACCTCTCTTTCTAAAAACTCTTTTATTGCTTTCTCAAACTCTGATTTTGTAAGTTCTTCTTTCTTACAATTAAATAAAGCACCTGCAACTACCATCTTTTCGTAGCCAAGTGCTTCACTATTTTTTAAGAAATCTTCTTTCAAATATTTTTCTTCCTGCTTACTCACATTAGTCTTTTTATTATTTGTTTCAGCCAATCTTTGCACCTCCTATCTCAAATTTCCACTATTATAAATCGCATTCATAATAGGTCCTTCTCTTTTTATTTTTCCTATCATTTTAAATATGACTGTTAATTGTCCAGTTGTAAACATATCTGATTCCCTATCCTCAACCACGCTAACAAGAGTTAAATACATGTTCTTATCTTCTCTAAGTCTTACTCTTTTATCTATTATTAACTTTGTTTCCAATGCTTCAAGAAGCTTAATAATTTCATCCTTATTTTTGCTAACAACATGACATTTCATAGTTTTAGTAATCTCGATTAAATGATAGTTAATTCTTTTATTTTCAATATTTGTAGTTCTCCATAAACAACAAGGTGCTATAAAGTTTTTCTTCCAATTATCTTTGTAACTCTCTATTTCTAATAAATCTTTTGTGTACTTAGATAGAGCTTCTACCCATCTATCATTAGTTATATCCTCTTTATCATCTAAAGCTATTACACTAAATCTTAGACACCTTATTATAGCTTCCCATTCTTCATCTATAACATCTTGACCAACTGCACCTTCATAAATACAAGTAAATACCTCGTTAGATGTATTATCTGTTATAGTTTTAAAATCTAAAGTTTCTATGACTTCTTTTGTAAGTTCATCTAGTTTATTAAATGTAGTCCTTTTCTCATATAACCAAATATTTATGGTCCTTCTAAAACCTATAACACCGCCCTCGTTGTCAGCATCTTCACCTTGAACAATTACAGCATATGGTTTTATAGTCTTTTTATTAGGTACAGTTGGTTCATAACAATCTTTAAGCTTTGGTATGTTCTCAATTAAGGCTTTTCTTATTCCTGCTCTCATATTATTTACTCCAATGTCCTTCTATTAATTTCCCTATCTTAGGCATATTCCTACTAATTGTGGACTCTAAAGAATGTGTACCTTTAGTACCAGGATGTTGAACCTTCATAACAGGATGTGAAGCTCCATTCCAAAACAAAGCTTTTGCATTTCTTGGTTTTATAATATGAGGTGCTGAACCTTCCTCTAAAACAGTTCCATAGTCAACTCCATGTCCTAACCTAACAATGTATTGATTTCCTCCACCTAAGCTAGTTCCTGTTATACCTTGTCTTGCATTTCCTGTCCTATCAGTCCATTTTGCACTATTTTTAGCTTCTCCTTCTAACATAAAAGCTATATTCATACACAGAAGTGGCATTGTAGACTTTTTCCTATCAATTTCATTTATAGCCTTAGTAAACACACTCATTAAATCACCTCTAATCTAGCTTTTCAAGACCACATATATAACCACAGATTTTGCCTTCAACTACAACAGGATTTACATAGTTTAATTTCATAGTACCTTCAATACATTTAAATGTTATATTACTTTCAGTATTCAATCTTAAATCAGCTTCTTTATCTGTAACCATACCAAAGTTTTTATTTTTATAAGCTGTGCCAATAGTTTCACTATTTATTACTGTATCATTAGTTTTTTCGGGATATATAACTACTGTTAGTTCTTTTACTTCATTTGTAACCTCAATAGCCCCATCTACTATATTTTTCACTTCTTGCTCTATAGTTATTGTTTGAGGATTTAAAGTTATTCCTCTATTGATAGTCTTTATTATCTTATCAGCTCTTAATTTTCTCATTGCCCATCAACTCTTATCATAGATGTTTTATATCCTGTGTTAGTTGTTTCATTCTTTGATTTTTCTTCTAAATAGTCAGTTTTATATATATCTGCTAATGATAACCAGTATGAACTATTACTACTCTTAGTTTCTATAGGGCCTATTTTAATACAATCATCTGTAGCACCTTTGAGTAAACAACCTCTCCATGAAGCTTTTAAAACATTATTCTCATTAGATTCTAATAACATCACAAGTTGTTCATCTGTAAAATAAGGATACTCTTCTTCTTGCAAATTAAGTTTTAATTTATCTAAATTGGTAATAGACATATCTACTCACCATCTTTTTCAAGAAGCTCATTATCACTATTATTCTTTTCTTCAATTTCTCCTATGACTTCTATATATCCTTTTTCTTCCATAGATTCTTGGTCTGCTTTTCTAATCTCAAATACATCACCTATTTTATAGCATCCATTATCATACTTTAGATATACCAAAGCTTTTACTTGCATTAAATTATCTTTCTTTTTAGCCATAATTATCACCCCCTTAATTATGCTACTGTAGCGAAGAAACATTCATCAGCACGTTCAAAGCTTGGCATACCTAGTTGTGATACCTTAGTTTGAACTGTTACTGGGTCAATTAATCTCATTGTTGTTATAGCAATACCAGTTCTAACAACAGAACAATCTAATTTAGAACCATATACTTTGTCAGCTTCTTCTGGTGTTGTACCATAATAAGTTTTTCCTAAATCTCCATCTGGAATAAAAGTTATTTTGTTATCAGGGAAATAAGATTCTTCACTTTCATCTTCTAATTTATATGTTCCACTTACTATGGCAACAGATAAACCAACTTTATTTTTAAGATAATTTTTAATCATTTCATCAGTTAAAATAACTCTACCATCTTTATCTATATCTAATTTAATAGCTTTATTTTTAGCAAAATACCCAAAGGTTTTACTTGTCATTACCATTCTCTTAGGTAACGGATTCCCTTCATCTCTCATTATTCTCATCCATCTTTGAATATCTCCTATAATATCTGCATCTGGATTATCCCATGTTGCACTTCCAGTTAACACTTCTTTATGATTGCTTGGAACTTCAAAGTCAAATACTAAATCTCCATCTTCTGATACGATATTTATTACTCCATCAGCTAGAGCCTGCATTCTCATTCTTTCCATTTGCATATCGCCACCATCTACAAGAGCTAAATAATTATCATATATTTGTGAAATTATCATTAGTAACAGTTCTTTATTTTGAGCTTGTGAAGCTAAAAGCAATTGTTGTCTGTCTTCCTCATTTACAAGAACACTCTCTTTAAAAAATGGCATTCTCTTTGATTTAACTTCTATTTGAGCTTTTAATGCTCTTATTTTTACAGCAACATCAAAAGTACTTTGTTTTAACACTACTGGTTTTTTCTTCGCTCCCTTAATATATTTTAGGTCCATACCTATTTGCTTTTTTCTTGGAAATAAAGCTTCGCCTATTAACATTTCTAGTGGTAATTTTTTTATATATTTAGCTATCTCCTTAGAATCTATAAAGTCTTTCCAATCCATTTTAATTCCTCCTAATATTTATTTTATAAAAACATAATCATTTTCATTGCTTGTTTTGCTTCTTCTGGTATAGCTGTTGGCAAGGTCTTTTCATCTATAAATCCAAATATAAATACTGGAATACTTTCATTCCCATTTGAATAAGTAAAATCTATATCTCTATATACTAAACCAAAAGCCTTATCATTTGTAACAGTTGTACCATCTACCAATTTTCCATCTTTTGATATTAATGTACCTGCTTTTAAAATTCTCTTTTCATCTACTATAGCTACATCGGTTTTTTTCACTTTAATATTTACATTTTGAAATAAATTTCCTGCAAATTTTAATATGGTTTTATTTTCCCCCATGTAAATCTCAGATTTTTCTATACTCATATATCTTCCTCCTATTCTTCTCCAAAGAATTTCTTTTGAGCTTCTATATTTTCACTTTTTACTTTAGAGTTAGCTAACAACTCACCTATACTACTTATTTCGCTATCATTATCAAGTAATGATGTTGTTCCACCTTCTAGTCCTCCAGTTCCTCCAATTTCATCACCTCCTTTGTTTTTTTATTATTGAATAAATAAGAATCGCTTTGTTGATAAGCTTTTATTTGCTCATCTAAGCCAATAATTTTACCATCTACAAAGTTAATATTCTCTTTATTTATTAAAGCTGCCAAAGCTTTTGGGTTTCTAGGATTGTAACTTTCAATAGCTCTATCAAAAGCTGTATTAAATTTTAAAACCTCTATTTCTTTTTCTGCATTTTCTCTAATTTCTTTATTTGCATTTTTAAGACTTTCAATTTCATCTGATAACTCTTTGTTATCTTTAACTTTGCCTTGTAAATCATTTAATTGCTTATCTCTATCTCCTATTTGCTTTTTATACTCTTTAATCTCTTTATTAGCATTTTCTAGCTCTGTCTTTTCAACGTATCTAGGACTTTTAATATTATCTAAAAGAAGCTTATTTTCTTTATCTTTAGATAATTTTTCATAAACTTTTTGTCCTTCTTCATCTCCAAGTAACTTTTTAAAATACTCTAACATTCAATTTCCTCCTTAAAATTAAGCATAATAAAAGCACTCATTAACCTTTAATTAATAAGTGCTTACTTTACTTTTGTATCAATTCTTTTAACTTTTCTTTGTACTCAGCATAACTATTGTATTCATCATAGTTAAAACCAGGTGCATTTTTACCATACTTTTCTTTATATAATCGTCTCAACTCTAACAGTTTTTTATCTTTTCTCATTTCTTCAAGCAATCTAAATCCCTCCTAGCAATTCATTAAATATTTTATCTAAACTATTTAAATGTTCTTTGATAAAACCATTTATTTCTTTATTATTTTGATACTTTAGTGTAAATAAATTAGCAAATATTTCTTTTTCTTTATTTCTGTTTTTACTCCAATACTTTTCGCTATGAGTTGCTAATAAATCCTCAAATTCATTATTAGATAATGCTCCTAGCATATCACTAATAAATTCATTGTTGTACAACTCATTAGAATTAGTATATATACTTTGCAGGTTCTCAATATTCTCCATAACATATATAGAGCTACTTTCAATAGCTTTTTGGAACTTAATATTATTATAGCTCTTAATTTCTTTTATATCAATTCTATGTGCAAACTCATGAAGTAAAGCAGCTTCTTTATTATAAGATTTAAATTCCCTGATGTTTGGATTAATACCAACTAAATCAACCTTAGTGTAATAAACAAAAGGTATTTTTTGACTATTATCTATTATTATTCTGTTTGGATTTACATACTTATTAATATATTTCTGAACCTGTTTAGGTGCTTTCTTCGACTTATTCTTGATTGAATTAGTAATGTTCTTTTTAATTCTATCATCTTTACTATTTGCAGTTATTTTATTCTTTTTATTTCTTTGTTTCTTAATGACTGGAACATTATTATTTTGATATATTACTCCATCAAACCAACTATCAAGAATATCATTATCTCCACCAGTTACCCAATCATTCATCATTTTAGAAGCTTCATTGATTGTTATAATTACTTGAACTGGATAACATAAACAATTAGGGTGTGGAATAGGATACTTTTCGGGTGGGAAAACTCCCTCACCTAGCCCAAAACGATTTTGTTCTGCATACTCGTCACATTCATCCTCGCCCCTCCATTTTACTTGTCTAATATAATGTTGTGAGCTTAAATTCCATTGTAATCCTACGCAGAAAGGATTATTTATTGCATTTTGAACACTTGTTTCTACAAAAGCATGTGTTATAGAGGTTCTAGCAAGTCTCTGAGCTTGATAAGATATACTTTTATTCATTCCAACTTCTAGTGTTTTAGCTTCTGTTTTTCTAACTGGATTAATATAATTATCTAAGTTCTTTGCTAAAGTCTTTGCATTAGCGCCTCTTGCAACATTAGCTTTTATTAATCTATCAATGTCTTTTCTATTTTTATTACTATAGCCCCAAATTTTACTATCTAATGACCTTTTATCTTTATAAAAGTTACCTGTAACTAGTTTTTCCACTACGCTAGTAGTTGTCTTTATACACATAGCATCACATGCAAGATTTATAGATTTATTTGGAACTATTGATTGATAGTAATACATTTGTAATTCTTTAGATATATTAGAAGCTTCTATTACGCTTTTTTCTGTAATAGGTACTAATCTTTGATTTAACTCGTTAATGTACTTCTCGATTGATTTATTTAGCTTTTTTAAGTATTTAGTACTTAGATTTAACTCTTTATTTTTAGCAATATCACTTAAAATAGTTTTACTAGCATCCTTGTAGACATTTAATATATCTAATTGTACTTTTTTATCTAATAATAAAAGTTTTTTTCTAGCTTCAAGAACTTTCTTTGTATAAGCATTGTCCTTCATAACAACACCTCATTACTCATCACTATTATTAGATTTACTATTTAATTCTTCGTCAATATCATCAACTTCTATATCTGCATCTTTTCTGAATTGGTCTTGTTCTACTGATTGTATCTTTTCATTATCTTCTAGCACTTCATTAAATGCTTCCTCATAATCTTCATCATCTCCAAATTCTTTTATATAATTTCTATGACTTCTAACATTATTATTAACTTCTTCAAGTGCCAATCTTTTTGAATCTTCTTCATCTTCTGGAATTGGATAATTTTTATTTAATACAATAGAAAACATTAAATCATCCCAATCATGATTCCAATCATCATAACAATTAAATTTACTACAAGCTTCAACTATTAATCTTAACATGCTTCTTATTGCAGGTTCCCAATCATTCCACTTTTCTGAACATCTTGCAATAAGCTCTGTATATAAATATTTCAAAGCTTTAGCACTAGGTATATTCTGTAATTGTTCAGGTCTAGGTATCGCTAATTTTTCATACATACTATCTTCAAGTCTTTTAAAAAAAGAGTTTACAGGGTCTGCATTTGAAAAACTACTCTCAACCCTATACGCTTGTGCTTGTTTTCCTTTTTCTGAACCTTCTTCAAGTGTTTTTAATGCCATTAAAGCATTAGGAGCAATCTTACAAGCATTAACTGTTTCTTCTGTCGCATCTACTACAACAGTTTGCCCAAACATCAGAAATTTTAAAGAGTCATTGAAATCTGATAATCTTTTATTATAGGTATCTTGTAATGGCTTTAAATCCTCAATATCGCTAATGCCTGTGATATTTGTAATACTTTGTTCATTAACAATTACCCAACATGGTATTTTAGAAAGCTTGGTATCACTTTCTTTTACTTCAATAGGTTTAGATAAGTTATCACCTTTGAACTTTTCTATCTTTATAAAGCAGCTTTCTTGATTACTGACATTACTTTTTTTCATATAGTAAGTATATCTATACCATATTTGTTTTGCCGTTACTTCTTTTATAGTTGATGAATCAAATCTAACAAATACAACTGACTTTAATTTTGTAATATCATTACTATCAACTTGATATTTGAAATCATTTATAGAATGATAAAAGAGTCTTATAGGTTGATTTGGTTCAGCTTCTAACCTTAATAAGACTCTTTTTGTTATAGTTGCTATCTTAAAAGCTTTTAGTGTGTTGCTCCAAAACTTGCTGGCATTTAATATTGAATCAATATACTGCCTTAATTCCTCACATGCTTCTTTATGTTCTTTTTCATATGCTTTAAGTATTATAGTTGGCTCTTTTCCAAACATAAAACGAGCTTGTTTATTTATAAGTGGTTTTACCTTATTATCCACAATTTGAGAAGGTGTATAGTCTAGGTTATCAAAAGTAATCCAACTTTGACCTAAAAAATCATCATCTAACAGTCCCATAGTTTTATTTCTACATTCACCTAGATAAAACAAAAAATCTCTTTCTGCATGTTTTCTATCTCTTAACTCTTTTTCATCTAAATTGAGTAAGATATTTTTTATATTCACTAAAATACAGTCCCTCCTTTCTTATTATATTGATTTTGTATATTATTTTTCTTCAATCCTAAGCCTTTATTATAGATTTCATCATCATAATTAGGTTCTTTTCCTCCAAATAATATTGTATGAACAAAATATCTAATTGCATCCATGGCATGGTCCATTACTTTAACTGGTTTATCTTCTCCATATTCTAAAGCTTTTTCATCCCAAACATAAGAAAAGAACTCCTTAAATATATTAGAGCAACAATCATTAAATTTAATCATTTCTCTATTTAAAGCAGTTCCGACATTTCTTATTCCATTTAGTACATCATTATTACCCTTTTTAACTCTATACTTTCCTTTATCTCTTATCAAAGTTATAAAAGAAGCTGCACTTGGGTCTATTATTATAGCTTTAGGATGTATATTCCCTAAAAAATTTACTAGCTCAGTATAATATTTATTATCTGAATTTTGTTTTCCTTCTTTTCTTCCGTCGTAATAGTATTCTTTGACTGCATACCAAACATCTTTACATTTGCCCCATAATATAAATACTGTAGCGTTTTGAGTACCATAATCACATGATACATAATGCTCTGTGTATTCTCTAAGTTTAGTTAGTACCTTATGTATCTTCTCATTAAACATATCATAGATAACACCTTCGGCTTGACACCAAAGACCTAAAATATATCTCTTATAAAAGACACCTGTAAACATTCTTTTAAACTTATTTTTAACTTTCTCAGATAAAGATAAATTATCATCCATTGTGAAATGTAAATAACAGATTAATTTTTCTTTTACTTTGTCTATAAATTCAGTTTTAATAAAATGATATGGACCTGCAGGGTTGCAGTTCATAAATATTTTAGAGCCATCAACAGAGCAACGACCAATCATTTGGTCAACAAAGTTTTTAGGAAATAAAGCTACTTCATCAGCTAAAGCCCCTGCTGCTGTCAAACCTTGTAATTTATCTTGGGAAGCTTCATTGTTAGCATCATACATATAATATGTATTACTACCAATTACTAAAAAATTTTCTGAACGATTGTACTCAAATCGCCAACCCCAAGCATTTAGTATCTGTTTCATAGGTTCAATAACATTTTTCTTTAGTGAACCAATAGTCTTTCCTGCAATTATGAAGTTTTCTACTTCAAAATTAGTTTGTGTAAACATTAAGAAGCTACAAATCATAGCTATAGTTTTACCACTTCTTATTGCTCCATCAGCAATGATAATGTCATAGTCCTTATATTTAGAACCTTCTCTCCACCAGTTGAGAAGTTTTAATTGTTTCTTTGAAAAAGGTTTAAATTCAAATCTCTTTTCTTGTCTTTTTTGTTTTCTTCTAAGTAGAGCCATTTTTGCACTCTCCTTCTTCTTCTTCAAATAAAGCTTTTATATCTTCTTTACTCATGGTAGTAGCTTCTAAGAAGCTTTGTATAGCTTCTGAATTATCGTCTTTATCATCACCAAACAACTTAATTTTCTCAAGCTCTACTTTAGTTCTCATTGTATCTATTCTTGTCTTCTGCTCCTCTGTAGCCAAATTCCAATCCTTATGAATCATTTCATCATACTGTTTAATTAAACTTCTAAGTTCACTCATTGCCCTACTCTGTGCATTAAGAAAAGATGCTTGCCTATCCCATGCAAATTGAAATTCATACTCTATCTTCTCACCATTTTCTGTGCTTTCATATTTCTTTAATTCTTTAACCATTTCTTCCTTGCCTTTAACATACATTATCTTTTGTGCTCTTATTATTGCTGCATATTGAATTGTTATCTGTTCCCAAAGAATATCAAATTTATCTTTTATAGATATTTCTTGTATCAATTCTCTAGTTTCTTTGGGTAGATATTTTGAGAAGAAACCAAACTTTTCAGCATTTTTATTACCTGGTGGACCAGTAGCATTTTTATTACCTATGGGTGCACCCCTTTTATTTTTAGGTGCACCCTTCTTTTTCTCACTAGACCAATTGTATCTTTTTATCCATGACTTTAAAGTGTTTAAACTAATGTCATACTTTGCTGATATTTCCTTTTGTTTCATACCTTTTATGTAATCTTGTTTTACCTTTTCTTTCACATCTTGCACACCACCACCTCGTTTGTTTGTCGTTTTGGGAATAAAAAAAGAACTCTGGTTAGAGTTCTTGAATTTTATATTAACTATACTTCATTAAGTTCCAATTTGAATCTTTCATTAAATATATCTTCTTTTCTAATCTTTAAAGATATATCTGACAAATCACCTATATTGATTAAATTTTTTCCTTGGTTAATTCTTTCGCTCATAAATACAACCCTAAATTCTTTTTGTTTTTCAAAACTATCATCTTTCCAAAAAGCTCTTTTATAGGTATCAAAATCTTTAATCTCTTCAAGCTCATTAATCTTTGAGTTTGAATACTTTACACAGCCCATAATAACATCTATATTATTATTTTTACAATATTTATGTATTCTTTCTTTAAAACCATTTTCATCTATTATAAGAGCATGTGTATATTTTTCAAAATCTTTCTTCAAACTTTGAATCTCTTCTTTAGAAAAAATTAATCCCTTTTTTTCTAATAGTTCATTCTTACTAATTCTCATTGTACAGAATAGAGGAGTTTTTTTATCATATTCTGAAGATTCAACTCTAAGTTCACTTTTAGTATCCTTAAAAATTTCTTTAATGGACTTATCAAATATTTGTTTATTTATGTCGGTTTCAATATTATCAATTCTTTCAATCTTTTTTATATTAATACTTACAATTTTCAAAGCGAGTTCATCTTTATCTCCTATACCTTTAATCTTACTTTGTTTTTCTAGTTCAATAAAATAATCAAAATTATTAGTATAAATATTTCCCAAAGCTAGACTATCTATATGTTTTTCTTCAGAAAATTTTATCAAAATATCTGATTCAAACTTTTTATGATTTCTTAAATTATCAATATACATTTTCTCATCCCCTCCAAAGTATAAAATTCAACTTCAAAGGTCAATATCCTTCAAAAACCATTCGACAACTACAAAATAATAAAATTTTCACTAAAAAAAGAACTCTTGCTAGAGTACACATTTGTAAATTATTATTGATTGGTCTTGAATTAAAGCTCTTTTTCGAAACTAAATACAACATAATTATCTTTTTGTTGATAGTCTGATATATAAGTAATCTTTGCTTTTATATATCTACCTGTAAAAGAAGCTTTATCTTCATTTAACTCCTTAAGTATGATAATATCTCCTTTTTTATAGTTTCTATCATTTTTTCTTATCTCAAATGTTTTAATATTCTCTAATATAGGAATAAAAAATTCATGGTCAATCTTTAACTCATGTACCATATAAAGTCACCTCTCAATTTAACTATCAATAAAAATAACCAAAGACTCTAAATCAGAATTTGAGTCATAAATATAAATTGGTATCTGTTTAGTTTTTGCATATTTTTTAGCAAATTCCTCTTCTTTACTTTGATGAAACTCAATTTTATCTAAAGAATATTCATTTCCATCTCTATTTAACAATCTTCTCTTTATTTCTTTAGGATTTTGCTTTATTAATATAATTTTATCCATATTAGTTTTCTCAAATACATTAAAATCAATTGGAACAACTTCCTCATTTTCATTTAATAAGGTGAAGTGTCCATCTAAGATTAATGTTGAATTTTCAACATTTAAATTTTGTAGTTCTTTTATCCATAAAACTTGATTATTGGATATATCTTTGGTTTTTTTCTCATTCTTAGGAATATTATTACCAGACTTTCTAATCAAATCACTAATAGAATAAGATACAATATCTATTTTTTTCTCAAGCTCTTTTGTAAGTGTTGTTTTACCAACAGCATGAACCCCAGCTAAGAATATATATTTCATATTAATCTTCTCCTAAATAACAAAATGATTGTGGTGCAACTTTTATATTCCTATCAAAGTCATTTAACTCTAGTGGAACTTCATATTTGATAAAATCTTTAATTTTAATTGCAAATCCAGTATCTTTTCCATTAAAATATTCATTAAAAAACTTTTTTGTTATACCTGAAAATTCTTTAGTTTGTTTCCATATATTGGAAGGTTTGTCTTGGATAATGTTATCAATCTCAAATTCTCCTACTATTTTGCCATAAGGTTTAGTTGCATAAACAACAATTGACGAAATACCCTCTCTTTTAAATATACTTTTTCTATATTCATATTTTTTTGTTCCATTAATAATTTCATATACAAATTCAGGTTTAATCGATAATAAAACTTTCATTTACTTCACCCATCTCTAATATTTTTCTTAATTGTTCTTGTTTAATCTCAAAAAATCCCCAGTACTCTTTTTCTCTTAATCCAATTTTTTCAATTAAATTTTTTCTTATTATTCTTTTGTTCAAAGGTAAATTATATATCATTTTTATTAAATAAGGATACTTTCTCTTGCTCCAAAAGTATTTTAAATCATCTTGAGAAAAAATCGAACCTTTTCCACAATAATTCATAAAATCTTCATAATTAGAAAAAGAACTTATATGTTTAGTTTCAACTACAGTACAAATGGAAGTTGCCACAGAACTAAATTTCCCTTGTTTTTCGCCTTCTTTAGTTCTATATATTAGTAATAAATCATTTCTTTTTAAATTCATTATTCCACTCATATTACACAAATATACTTTTTCAACTGTATTTGTAAATGATACATCTTTTATAATATGATTTTTTTCAGTGCAAAGTCTTGAGTCTGGAAATAATTCTGTATGATATTTTGGATAAATACCTAATAAATAACTTCTAACATTTGTGGTTTTAATTCTAGGGAAATTTTCATATATATCATATTTATCTGCATCATCACGCACATAAACCAATTCACCATTATCTTTTTTACCCCAATATGAAAAACCAAATCTCTCAAAAAGTTTTATTAATCCATCTTGCTTTTCAAATAAAGTTACATAGGCTTCTTTAAAATCTTCTTCAACCATTTTTCTTAAGATAATTGAAATAAATCGTTGTCCTAATACAGTCCCATGAGAATTAATCTTGAAAGTACCTATCTTAAGTCTTCTTTTTTTATCAAAGTTGGGGCTAATTGAATAGTCTTCATCATACTCATCTTTTAAGTATAAAAATCCTTGCAAACCTCTATTTGTTTTAAGGATATATGCCTCTTCATTATATTTTTTTAAAAACCATTTTTCAAAATTAATATAATCTGATATTAAACTTTTAAAAAATTCGTCATTAATATCTATCTCAGAAAACTTTACTTTTTTTATTATATCTTTATCCATAACATCCTCCAACTTATAAGAACATTCGTTCTTAGTATATTATAACAAAATTACCTATTTATGCAAACATAAAGATATAATTCTCTCTTTTCTCATAAAAACCTTTAATTTTTACTATTTTGTTATTAAATTCATCTAATTCTTTTATTATCTTTCCTCTTAAATCATTCATATTATAATACTCCTGTAAAAAAATAAAAGACTAAGTTTGGGTAAGCTTAGTCTTTTTAGTAGGGGATACATATATTATGTCGCAAGTTCTAAGAATCGAACTTAGATTAAGCACCTGCACCTGCATGGTGAGTGAGGTTACCAAGCCCCACTCGATTTAGACACCTGAATTAAGATACAAAACTGTATGAGATTTTAATCTCAATTCAACATATCTACATATAGTGTATTAATATCTTTTGAACATAGTTAGAATTGAACTAACAGCGTCCTCACGCCCTGCCTAGTCTGTTCATATTGCTAGATTAGCCCTTTAAACTAACCTAGCAATTATTAAGTTTTGAGAGGGAAATCTTTATTTCCACGATATTATTATCTCACATAATTGGCAATGAAAAGTCTCACGATAGTCTCCAAAAAGTCTCAAAATAGTCTCATTTTTAAGCTTTCCATGAAAAAATGGGTAATTCAAACTCTTTTATCTTCGGATATAACATATCCATAATCTTACAAACTATCCTTTTTCTAATCCTAAAACAATGACTTCTATCTATGTGCATAGCATTAGACATATAATCCATGTTGATTTTCTCATTGTTCATATACATTTCATTGAAGAACTCTGTTTCAAAGCTATTTAGACTTGTTAATGCACATTCTATAGTTTCTTTTTCAATTTCTAATGTTTTCTTATCTTCTTTTAATCTATTTAAATCTTCTTCTCTCTTAATAACTTCATTTTCAACACTTGAACTTATATTATAAGTTTCTCCAGTTTTTTCTTCATAACTTTGAGCCTTACATCCGCAAAACTCACTTTCTAATTTTTTAATATATATATCTTTTATTCTTATTTGACTTTCTAGTTTTTTATAGTTATATAATCTACCTTCAACCTCTTGAAATAGTGTCTTTTTATTCATACTTCCACACTCCTATCAATTATTTATGTTATAATAATCTTGTATATAAAAGTTTTATATTTTTGACAAGTAGGAGCGTGAAGTAATGCTCCTTTTTTTTCTTTTTACTTACTACCAAATCCTATTCTTACAGAAGATTCTATTACTGCATTTAAAGTATTATTAGATAAACATTCACTTTTAAACTCTCTAATATAATGATTTTCTTTGTATATAGCTGATATTTTAAATAAATTTCTTATATATACTCTATGCCCATTTATATAAATAAATTTTTTCATATTATTAACCTTAATATTCTCCTCAACTAACATCTTCCAGTTCAACCTCGACTCTTGGTTTGTCACTATAATATTTCTTACTCACTACTTCTACTATTTGAGAATCATCTTTATATGCTATACCATTTAAACTATCAGCTACAGACTTGATTATATTATCTAAATCAGGCTTTTTACTTGGTCTTATTAACCCTTCTACCTTCCCTATAGCATCCTTGTAAGCTTTAGTATTTACCTTATTTTTCTTTAGTGTTTCTCTATCTTTTTTAGTAATGTCAAAGTAACAAATAACTGTCATTTTCACATTACCCTCAAAGAAATGCTTTACTGTAGAATTGTACATAAGTCTAATCCAATTTTCATAGAGTACAGTTTGGTCAGGTGTATAAGCCTTACCATTTGCTGTACTCATTCTAGGACGTGCCTTTGCTTTTGGTTCTCCATCTATTGTAAAATTAATTTTCATTACATTCTCCTATTATTTAATATTATTTAAACAAACTAAGTTGTTTAGTAGTTTCAAAGTTGGTCCACAACATTTCTTTTCTTAATTTGCCTTGTTCTGCATGTGATTTAAATTCTAATTTGTTCCAATTCTTAAGCATACAATTATATAAATCAGATTCATATCCACTTATTGCAACAGGACCAGCGTGATTTAAAAGTACTTTTAGTAACTCTTTGTGTTCTTTTTCTGTTTCCATCTCGATATTGTACATTTTCTGACTTCTTGTTTTCAATAGATATGGAGGGTCTGCATATACTAAACAATCAGTTTTGTTGTATTTTTTTATTAACTCTACTGCATCTCTATTTTCTATTTCTGCATCTTTTAACCTTATAGCTGTATCTAAAATAATTTTAGGTAACTTATTCCATTTCCCTACAACTTTTTGAAAGCATTTTTTACTTTCTTTAGGACCTGTGTGTTTCCAACCTGTTTTATAATTTTGTATTCCTCCTCTTGCCATATTCGTTCTTATTATAAATTTTCTAGCTTTTTCTATATCATTATCAGTTTCAAGGATATTGCAATTCATATATTCATCTCTAGCATACGGAGTAAAATATATAGCATTCATTAATTCATTTGGATTATCTCTTATACATTTAAATAAATTTACAATTTGTTTATCTGCATCATTCAATATCTCTGTGTTACATGCTTTCTTATTAAAAAATACCGCACCACTTCCAAAGAAAGGTTCTAAATATATATTATGTTTTGGAAGTATACCTACTATGTTTTTTGACATGCTCCATTTAGCACCTGGCCAATTCAAAACCTTATTCATTTTTTCACCTTCTTAGCCTTCTTCCTACATTCCTTACAACAATAAATCTCCTTAGATTTTTCCTTAAGATAAAATAATTTGCCACACCAACTGCATCTTATCCTTTTCAAAGAATCACTTCCTTTTAACTCACATATTTAATCTATTTCAATTTCGACTATAGCTCTACTTAAAAGCTTCACATTATAATTTTCTTTTATATTTTCCTCATCTTTTTTAAAAGCTCTTGCTTCTTCTAAATCAGTAAATATAGAGCTGTATATGTTCCCTTTTTCCCATTCTCTAGTTGTCTGCCAAGTCACCTTAAATTCTGTAATAACCATATTGACCACTCCTTTTTATAAGTCAAAGTAAGTCTATAGACTTTTAGTTTCATTCACAAACTTGCCTTGACTATTTATACTCCAACCAATTTTTATTATTTAATATTTAGGAAATTCTCCATAAGTCGTAGCAAGACATTCAATTCTCCACTCTGGTATAACCCAAGTTGTATTGTTATCACCTACATATGCTTTTACTTTATAAAGCGGGGTATTTCTTTTTCTAAATTTCGTACTATAACATTTTTCTAAAATTTCACAACCAACCATTCTGTTATAGTAACAGTTTATTTGATGATATATAATCTTTTCCCCTACAGAATATTTATATTTTAAATTATTTATAGATTTTTTATATATGCGATTTTTTACATAATTTGCTAATATACAAATAATTGTTAGTAGTATAGTCGCTAAGAAAATATTCATAAATTAACCTCCTAACTAGTTTAAACTTACACCTTCTTATTATCCACTTCCTTCTCCAACCAATTCTCATATGCTATATCACAATCTTTACTTTCACAATCTCCTTTATCATTTATACAACTACCACAAATATCTTTCCCAAAACTCTTATACACTTCTCTTTCATCAAGATTCTTTGACTTGCACATTTCTTTATTAGTCATATGCTCACCTTCTCTGTTTGAAAGAAACTTATCTGTCTTTCATTTTCTATATCTTCATTACTAAATCGCTTTTCTAGGTCATGTACTGTAGTTCCGTCTGCTCTAAAAGTTGTCGGACTATCTTTATCCAGTTTAAGCATACCCCCCACAAATCGGGATAGTATTTCCTTAAAGTTCTGAGGCTATCTAAACTTTGCTTAGGACACAAATAGCAACCAGTTCTCTTGAATCTGTGATGTATATCATAGTAAAATCCTTTTTTTTCTAAATACTTCAAGCAATCTTTTTCAGTCATTTTTGCTTCGTAAAGCGGTGCTATGCAGTTTTTTTCTAGCCTTCTGTATCTGCTAGGCTCATCAAATGCAATTCCGATATACCTCTTATGTTCACCTAGTTTATTAAAATACTTATTAGCAGGAGCAAGCTTTAATCTACTATTGCACCACGCTCCTAGAGTATATGGAAAACCCCATATTTGCCCTTTACGCTTGCCTTTTTCATTTACTGTATAAAAATATTCCTCAAAGGTTTTTTCTGCTTTAATTCTTGTTATTTTAAAGTTTATTCTTTTCTCAAAATCATCTATTATGTCATAAATTTCTTTAAATTCTAGTCCTGTATCTATAAAAACTATTTCGTCTAATTTAAGACCTTTTTCTAATATTAAAAGGAGCATTGCTGCTGAATCTTTTCCTCCACTAAAACTAGCTACATATTTCATATGAGCACCTACTTCTCATTATAGAAATTAACATTCTTAATAACTATATCTACAGTTCCATTCCCGTTATGTCTAATACCATACTTCATAAAATCCTCAAAATCATCCATCTTGCCTTTTATCTCAAAACCTGTATCTGTTTTTATATGTCTATTTTTTAAATTCTTCTCAACCCATTTTTTATCAATATTAAAACTTTCAATTCCTTTTTCTTCTGCATGGTCCTTAAAACTATCTTTTAAATCATCCTTTATCGCCTTATCAGCAAACTCATTTATATCAAGATTTTGCTTTTCTCTTAGCATGTAAAGCAGTATACTTCTTACGTCTTCGCCCTGTTTCATATCACTATATAAATTTGCTATATAAGCATCCACAAAAGCTTTAAACATCTTAGTCTTATACTTATCATCTTTTATCTTAGTAGCGTTTAAAAACTCTGTAACAAACTTAGAATTAGCTTCTTCCTTCTCTGCATCCTTATCCAATACTTTTAGATGATATTCGTCATTCATTCCACTCAATCCAACCAAAGCAGCAATTTTAACCGTCTTAGTCTCTTGTATATTAATTTCATTCTTAGACATCTGTATATTAAATTTATCCTCTTCAAAGCTAATAGAATGAGTATACGAATTATTGTAATCAAGCTTTAATATAGCAACTTTCTTTTCATCTTTTTGAGAGTATAAGCAAATTGCTAAGTCGCAAGATTCTAATATAGCATTCAATTTCATAACATCAAATAAATAAGCTGCAATCTCTTTAGAGTTATTTAAAAATGAACTTTCATCATAAATAATTTGTTCACAACACTTCTTAATTAGATTGTTACTATAGTCATTAAATACTACTGTTCTGATGTCATTATCTCTTGATACTTTGCTTATTTTCTTTTGAAAGAAAGCTTCAATATCTTGACTAACCCTACCCTCAAAATCATTTAGTATTGGTGTATCGCTATTCTTATCTAAAACATGTATTATAAATTTGTGTATTATCATATTTCAATTCCTCCATCACAATAATATTCAGCCATTTTTTGACTTCTAGTATCTTTTATAACTTCTTCAACTTTATCTATTGTTACAAGCAATATCTTGTCATCTTTAGCTAATAATTCTGCTTTTTGTTTTAACATTTCTTTACTACCATATGTGTAATGTATTCTTCTATTTTCTAACAACAATCCCATTTGCCATCTGAGTATATACTTTGACATTTATTCACCCCTTATTTTCATTTTTGAGAGTCACAAAACACTTCAACAATAAATTTATACTAAAAGATATTTTGCAACTCTCTAAACTGTTTTAATTAGATATTTTCTATATATTTGTTTTCTCTTCTATCTTTTTTATTTCTTTTAATACATCTTTAAGATTCTTGTTGCAACCTTTTTTCAAATTTATATGTTGATGTACTTCTTTAGGTAATCTCATGACAATATCAGAATCGTTAAACTCTATATAATTTAAATCATCTTCTTTTTTAAATACTTCTCCTGGAGCTTCATCACTTAAATAGACATGCCCACCATATGTTTTAGTTATATAAGTTTCTCCCCATTCTTTAGTTATATCTTTTAAATATTTAGTTAAAGGTATGCTAACTATTAATTTTGCCATATTATTCTTCTACCTCACTTTCAACCCACTCTCTAATTCCTGCCTTGCATTTTTTTTCGTCATTAGAATCAAACACACAGTCGCAAGCACAACAGTCACAAACCTCATGCTCAACCAAGAAGTCTATTAATTTATCCTTAAATCTTTTAGCATTTTCTACTTTCTCTATTTTTCCTTCAATGAATTTTTCATAACAAGTTGGGCATATGTGTTTATCTATCCCAAGCACCCCTTTGCTACAATCCTTTTTATATAGCTCAATACATTCTCCATTATATTTTTCAAATATTTCCTTACAGAAATCACATTGTATAACTTTACTCATTTTTTAATCCCCCTCACTTCTTAATAGGTCATACTTTTCTTTAGTTTCTAAATCCAATATTCTAACTCGGTCATGCTCTGCTATAATAGCTATATTTGAACTTTCACATATCATCTGTATATAATTTACAGAAGCATTTATCATTTCTAATCTATCATTCATTCTTAAAACCTCCTATATTATCATAATTTTCAAACTCTTTTAGATTCAATCTATACTCATAAACCCTACCAGCTATAAAACTTCCTACTATAAGTATTAAACTAGCTAAGACGTTCATTTTCCAACATCTCCTTGCGTTCTAAAAACTCTTTCCTAACTTCCTCTAAGTTCTCATATTCATTACCAATTACTTTGTAACCTCTACTATGATATATTTCTGTTTTATCTATAATCTCTATCCATTCTCCTTCAAACTTCTTTAAATAATGCCACTCCAAATATAACTTAATACTATTAAAATCTCTTTTTACAATTCCATATGAACTTCTATTGTGAGGATTATAATTTTCTTTTAATATATCCCCTTCAAAAATTTCTTGATTATTTCCAGCCCATTCTTCAGAACATATTCCAACATTACAAACTTTTTGCCATTTAAAATCTTCTTTCAGCATTAATAAACAGTCTACTGCATTACTCCACATTATTGTTTTAGAATAAATCCACTTTTTATTTTCAAAATCATAACCTCTATATTCAATTAGACTCATTTAATCATCCCCTCATATTCGTATCTATTTAATATTTTTATAGCTATATCAATAGCTTTATTAACAGAACACTTTTTCTTATTTAATATCTTTTCAGCTAACTTAATTACTTGCTCCACATTTGCTAATACCATCTGTCACTCCTTGAATATACTCTGCTTTCCAACCTTCTCTAGTTACTCTATTTTCTCTAGCTAAACAACTAGCATAATCTGCACTAATCTTTAAGTATTTACTTGCAGCCTTTGCATTTTTAAATATTCTAACTTCTCCAGTTTCAATATTAAAAACTTTTATAGGTTTGCCTTTTGTATCATTAGTTGATTTTTTTCTTATTTTCTTGAATTTCGATTCATTAAGTTTCAGCTTTATTTTCTTATTTTCATTTGCTTTTCTTACTTTTCTTAAATTAAGCTCAAACATATCTTCTATATCAATAGTTTTTTCTAAAAATGTTCCTGCATCTACCCAAATTTTAGCCATATTCTACCACTCCAAATCTTTAAATATTATTTCATAGCTACACTCACCAGCTTCAATAAATATACCTCTTTCATCTTGATAAATATTTTCTACTCCAATAATTCTTAATTCTGAATTTTCAAAGAATAATTTACACATATTGCCTTCTCTTAAATCTCCAAAATCTATAAGACATTCTTTGCCTGTTAAAAATGAAAATTCTTTTTCTTCTGTTTCAAAGTTAAAAACACTCACTAATTCCATAACTCTTAACCCTATTCCACAAATCTTACAATATCTAGCATCTTCGCTTATATCTTCATTTCTACATTGATAACAAACACTAATATTATTTTTTCCTGTCTTTCCCAACATTTCAGCTCTCCTCATTTTGAAATACCTAACATTTTATATTGCATTATTTTTGCTACAACTGCTGATAAATGCAATATCTTAAACCACAACATTTCTCTTTGTAGATACTCCCATCCAGATACTATTTCAAAAGTAGCTTTACCTTCATATTTTACTCGTTTAAATGGATTGTCTATTTCTGTACCCTCGAATGTTACTTCTTCAGCTCTTGTATCATTTATCTCAAAACTTCCCTTATCGCATTCTAAGAACACTTTCTCACACTCATATTTCACTCTTAGACCTCCAATATTTTTTAACTTCTAGGAAGTTAATAGTTATATTAACTCCCTAATAATTTTTGTATTTTTAATCACAGAAAGTTCTACTGCAATGTGGGCATCCAGTTATAAGTTCTTTACCAGCTATATTAGCATATCCTTTTGAGATTCTAGCTTCTTTAAAAAACCTTATCTCATAGTTTTGATAAATATTTCTTCCACATCTACAGCAAATCCCATCCTTTGGCGCAAAATGAGGGTAATCTTTTTTCTTTGCAAATCCTTTTTGTAACTTTATACATTTTGCTATTTCTTTATCCGTTATTTTTACTAATTCATTCATATTATTTACCTCCAATATTTTTTAACTTCTAGGAAGTAATATTGTATAATTACTCCCTAGAATACTTAACTTAACCGAATTTACTTTCTTCAAGTTGACCTCTATTAGCCATGTTTTTTAATTCTTCATCTGTATATTGTCCAAATGTCTCGTTAAAATTATGAAACTTAGTCTTATTTTTTCTACTTGGTATAGGTTTATAATTCTTTTCTAACGCCGTAATTAAATAGCCTGTAACACTTTTTACACTCTCCGTATTTTTGACCAACCTCAATTTTTCCTCTAAATAGTCAATCCCCTTATTTGTATGTATGAATACATCAATAATTTTTTCAATGTCTTTAGATTCTAAATCAAAGTATTTTTTGATTTTATCCACAACCACCGTAACCTTTTTATTGTTGTTGTTATTGTTATTATTATTGTTATTATTATTGTTATTGTTATTGTTATTGTTATTCCCCTCGTCACGAGCTTCGTTACGTACACCGTTACGGAGTTCATCAAAATATTCTTCAAATATCTGTTTGAACTTCTTATTTTCTATATGTTCATAAATTAGCATTAGTAATGACTTGTCTTTAATCTCTCTTAATTCTTTTCTAACACAATTCTCCATTGGTGTTCCTGCTCTATTGAGATTATATTTAGCCCAATTCTTGATTGCTATTTCTCTAGTTTCAGAATTATAACTTATAAGTTGATGGTGATTAATAAATCTGTCCATAACTGCATTTGTAGATTCTAAAGTCCAACCTATTTCAAAAGCTATTTGTTTTTTAGTTATTGTATATATTCCAATTTGAGTAGTATGAGGGTTAGTTAGTAAGTATATATAAAATAGTTTATCCTCTACTGAAAATTCTTCTTGTATCTTTGGGTCAGTCCAAAAATTTGTATATATCTGTCTGAAAATTGGCACTCTATCACCTACTTATTCAAAATTCATATTATCTTCCATACTTATTTGGCAATCTATATTTTCAGCTTCTTCTCTTACTTCAACTTCATCCTCTTTCACCTCTTCAAACTCAGCATCTATAAAATCATCTTTTGGTTCATATTCACTTAGTAATTCAATTAATTCATCTACTTCTTCAAATTTTAGTTCTTTTAAATCAAATCCATTACTTTCACAAAATTCCTCTAGCTTTGACGTATCTTTTTTATTCTCATAATCATACAAACCTTTCATTGATGCTAATTTAAGTATCCTTTGTTTTTGTGATGGACTTGCCTTACCTATTTCAATAGGCTTTTGAGGTAATTTATCGGGTACAGTCTTTATTTCTGCACTATCATATAATCCTTGTAAATCTTCTGGGAATGCTTCTCTTAAAGCTGTAACAATAGCACATTTTCTTATCATTACACAAGGCATTTGCTTCCAAGTAGCTTGACTCTTTGAATACTCTTCTAAAGACACTACAGACTTTATAGGAAACCTCATACCTCTAACTGATACTTCACACCATCCACCAATCAGCTCCTCTTGTGGTAGCTTTAAACTACCTTCTCTTTCAAATACTTCTCCATTTTTATTTACAGTTACTATTCCTGCTTTCATACCCTCAAAGTTAGGATTTTTATTTGCTCTTTTTACAAATACATCTTTACCAACTACTATATTTGCTGGTGAATTACCAAACTTTATTAAATATGCTTCTTTTATAAACGGATTTAACTTTTGAGCCTTACATAATTCTATAAACATTAGTACTTCTTGGTCTGTTACATTTCCATTTCCACTTACTAAGTAATTTTTTACTGTCATGTAATCAAGTATTTGACCCGATTCTAAGGTACATGTTGCTAATTCTAAAGCTTTGTTATTCATTTTCTAACCCCTCCATCTCTTTTATATTTCTTCTTAAAACTGATACAAAACCATCTATATAATCACCATAATTCCCTTGTAATTTGTATTCGTCTAAATGTTCTTTGAATTGTTCCAAAGTACATCCTTTTCTATGTTTGTCTATACAAAATTCTAATGCTGATATTTGTCCAAATTTTACATCCCAATCTACTTCATCTACTGTTGTAAATCTTAATAAAAATAATCTATCTTCTAAATCCTTAATTATCTCATTTCTTGTTTTCATTTCTTCCCCCTTGTGCTATAATATAGCTATAATTTATTTGTATCTATTTTTGATTAGAGCCAGTCGTGATGGCTCTTTTCTTATATCTGGACATCTATTGGTCTATCTCTTTCAAGCTCTTCTGAAATTAATTGAAATATCTTGTAATCCTCACTTTCTTCATATTCTTTTATTTCAATTTGTGTATCTATAATTTCTAGTAATGACTCAGCAAATATTTTTAATCTTTCGTTTACACTTTTTTCTCTTAAAGCATTACTCAATGCAATGTCTTCTGATATATCTCTTTCTTCTTTTTTTCTAAGTATTGTATAAAGTTCCTCATTTTTATTTATTTCTAAATTAGCTCTATTTAGTTGTTGCTCTACTGAATTTCTCACTATAATTAAACTTTTCATGATTAATCCCCCTTAATTTAGCATTTCAATACAATAATCATAGCTTATTGCATCATCTATAGTTATAGACGATTGTACTAAATCATCTAATTCTTTATCAAAATAAACTACTGTTAATTCAAATTCTTGTGATTGAGTTATTATACAATCGCTTTCAAAACCAAATCTTGCACATGTTACTCTGATTGCTTTACCTGCTTTAAGAATTTTTGTAGGAAATTTTACTTTAAGTATTTTCATATCACTATCCCCTTATTGTATTTTTTAAGACCTTCAAAACTTGCTTTTATTTGCTTATCATTACAAAACTGTATATAAGCTATCAGTACTCTTACATTCAACTAAATCACCCCCTCTCTAATTTCTTTCATTTCTCTAAGCATTTCTTTGATGTTTTTTCCTTGATTTCTAGTTATAAAATCATCTAATTCATAACTAGAAACTTTAGTCGCTCCTATATCAACTGACTTCAAAAGCCCATTTTTTATTAACTCATATCCAAATACTTTATCTATTTTCAATCTTTTACTTGCTTCTTCAACAGACATAAGATAATCGGGATAACCTTTACTTATAACAATTGTTAATTCTTTTGGTTCCAACAATTCTATTTTCGAAGTTTCATTTAAGTACTTTGAGATTTTATTTTTATAGTTGTTTAAATTCATTTCTACAACTTTACGAATACCTTCTGAAAAACAAATTGATATATTATCCAAGTCATTAAAACTTTTATCTTCTTGTTTATCTAAATTGAAATTAGATATATTGCCCAATTTACTCACTCCTTTTCAAAATATTCTGTATTTATTTTCTATCTTCTAACTAATTCGTCTAATGTAACATCTAAATAGTCAGCTAGTTTTATCAATGTATCTATAGTTGGATTTTTATTTTCTCCTCTTAAAATTGCATATAAATTTCCTGAATCTACGCCTATTTCTTTTGCTAATTTCCATGCTTTTAAATCTCTATCTCTTAAAATTTTATTTATGTTGTCATTAATTGCCATTTTTCCCCTCCTTTGATATACTATATTTGTAGGATAAATCCTATAAATATATGGTTAGGTGGTGCACACATGTTAGACAGTAATTCAAAGAAAATACTCTCTTTTTTAAAACCTTTTGCTATTGAAAGCGACCACATTGATTTTAGTACAGAACAAATACACGAAAATTTACCATCATTATCTTTAAATGAAATTGGAAAAGCCATAAAATTCTTAAATGAAAATAATTATTTAATTTCAAGAAATTGTATAGCCTCAAAATATCCAATTGTATGGGATGTTACAAGCAAAGGATTAAATTTCGAAGAATTTGAACCTAAGAATCAATCGCAAAATATAAATCAAACTTTCAATATTCAGAATATGCAAAACTCTGCTGTTGGTAATACTGGCTCTGTGACTATAAATAATGGTATTGATTTCTCTGATTTAAGAGAATTTATAGATACTAATAAAAACCTTACTCAAGCAGAAAAATATGAAGCTCAAAGCATAGTTGATTTAATTGAATCAACATCTGAAAATAATATTCCTTTAAAAAAAGGTTTTTTGTCTAGATTTGCTGATATTTTAAATAAATATCCTGATTTAGCAATGCGTATAGGTCAAACTCTTGTTAATCAATTTTTAATTAAGTAAATTTATTTTAGTAGTTAGGTGCATGTCTAACTACTTTTTTATAATTCTGATAAAAGTTTGCCTTCTCCAGCAATTACTTTATTAAATGCATCTTCTAAGTTTTCATATTCTTTTCTTAGATAAGTTGGATAATTATCTTTTACATCAGATAGTGAATATGCTAAATCTTTTTGTGTGTCTATAAGAAGGTTTATTCTCCATTTTGAAGAATAAAATTCTGCCATTTTTTCTTTATTCAATTTAACCACTCCTTTTCAAAATATTCTGTATTTAGTTTTCAAAATAACTCAACTGCTTGCATGGTCTCTCTGACTTTATAACTCTTATACAATCATCTATAATTCGTATTAAATTATTAGATGTATCGAAGTCTATGTCTTCCCACTTCTCAACTCCAAGAATTAGGAATAGCCTTGCTTTCACTTGGTTGTATTCTTTATTAGCTTTGTCTATATCCAGTCTATTCTTTATGTATTTAGAATACTGTTGTTTCTTAGAGCATGTTATCTTACACAACTTTTTATATTCTTTTATTGTTCCTTTTAAATCTCCTATAGTTCCTGTAAGTTCTGTTATTACATGCTGTTGTGCTTGATATTGACCAGTTTGTCGAATAGTTGGAAGAACTTCATCAAATACCCAACTCTCAAACTTTTCTGCGTTTGGAAGATTTGAGCCTACTATTAATCTGTAAACATCACCCTCAGTTATCAAAGCAATCTTAATACCATTAATTTTAAACCCCTCGTGTTTCACTACCCCTTTACAATGTCTTAAAATTGCATCATTAGTATTTTTATAACCTAATGACTTTGCAACATCTTTTCCTACAAAGTAAGGCTTATTATCAATCTCTGCCATTCTTATTTGTCCAAATTCCAATTTTTCAAATATCTGTAGATTATTCATATTTATTCCTCGCTTTCTACATTGAATTTATTTTCTTTTTTTATTTTCTCAATAAACTCCCAACATGCATCCACAATAATAGAATTTTTACTTTTTCCACATTCTTTGGCTATATTCTGTACATATTGATTTAATTTTGGGACGAGCCTTACTGTCATTCTTACTTTTTCCATTCTTATTCCTCCCTCCTTATGACACTGTTTTACTGTCTATAATCATTATATTATGACACTATTTTAGTGTCAAGACTTTTTTAAATATTTTTTGTATAATGTCATTAGGGAGGTGTCAAAATGACTACTATTACTGTAAGAATATATACACCATTAAATGAAAATTTAGAAAAAATTTCTTATCAAACAGGCATTCTCAAATCTTCGCTTATTCTATACGCTATTAATGATATTATTAGAAATTCAAAAGTTAATGAACTTCAATCAATCTCGTATAAAAGTGATGATACTGTTCGTTCTACTCTTAGGATTCCTGGTGTCCTAAAAGAGTTGCTAGAGAAAACAGCTAAAGAAAATAATTTATCAATCAATTCTCTAATAAATAATGTTGTGCATTCATTTTGCATATCGGATTGGTTAATTTATCTTTGATATATACAACCAACATGCAATTATTATAATAGATGTAATAGGCATTCCTATATCACTGCTTAAATCTATCAACGCTTTGTGCAAGTCTTCTGGTATACGAAGCGTTGTTTGCTCTCTTTGCATCTAATCACCTCTTTTGAATATTTTATATTTAGTTTTCAAAGTGCTGTTATGATTTAACTTAATTTTTGCTTAAATCACTTGATATTCCATATTTTAAAGCCATATCTTTTACAATAGCCACATACCCCTCTATGAGTTTCTTATCATCTTGTATTACATCTAAATTGTTAACTTTCTCTCTTTTAGATTCAGATACACCTTCTTCTGCCATTTTTCTTCTTTTATTTATTAACCTTCTATTTAAGTCAACTCCAAACCTATTGTTTAGTAACTCATAACTTTCTCTCCTAAGCAAGTTTATATGTTCAAATCCACCTTGTTTTTTTGCTATTTTTGCAATTAGTTGTTGTGTATCTTTTCTCCAGTCAGTAGCATTTAATGAAACGACTTCTTTTATTGTTTTAACCTCTGTTTTTGCTTCTAATGCAATGTTATTAGCTTGGTTAACTTGTAGTCTTAAATCTTTCATTTCTTTTAAACTTTCTATTAATACATCTTCTATACAAGATGGTTTTTGTTGCTTAACTTTGAAATATGTTTCTTCTAAGTTATCAAACTGTTCCCAAGCTTTGTCAGTATCCAATATTTTGCAGTGTCTGTTTGCTCCTCTTTCAGTCCAAAGATATAATTGACTAGAATGTTTTGAAACCAACTGACTATTAGTAGGTTGGTTCTTAAATTCTTTCAAATACTCACCTTGTAATAAAAAATAGTGTACATTCTCTTTGAATCTCTCTTTGTTTCTATTAAAGTTAGTTTGTATATTGTTTACATCGGTTTCATAAACATCTGCTAATTGCTGTGTAGTTAAAACTCTTTCGTTGTTTCTTTCTATTACTTGTAAGTTATTCATTTTTTAACCCTCCTTATAAAATTTCTATTTTAGAAATTTAATTTGTAAAAAAATTTTCTATATCACAATCGAGTATCTTAGATAATTTAGGTAACATATCAGCTCTAATTGAATATTGTCCTGTCTCGTATTTAAAATAAGTTGATGCATTTTTAAAGCCTAATTCTTTTGCAACATTTTGTAAAGATAAATTTAATGTATTTCTTCTTTTTCTTATAAAATCATGGTTTATCTTTTTCATACATTCACCTCAATTTCTATTTTAGCAATTTCCATATTTCAATAATACCATTTCTAAAACAGAAATTCAAGACTTTTTTGTATTTATTTTAGAAATTTTTTATTTCTATTATAGAAAAATATGCTATTATATTTCCATAATAGAAAATTTCCGAGGTGATTATAGATGAATGTAAGTCAAAGAATTAAATATCTTAGAGAAAATATGAATATGTCACAAAAAGAATTGTCTGAAAAAGCGAATATAAATACGAGTGTTATGAATAGAATAGAATCTGGTGAAAGAGCAATAAGAGATGAGGAGTTAATAATCTTCGCTAAAATTTTTGATGTATCTACCGACTATATTCTTGGTTTATCAGATACAGAAAAACTAAATATTGATGAAACTTATGAATTTATAGATAGTTTAAATAGTCCTGATGATATAAAGGAACTAATAAAAATAGCTATTAGCTTAGATGATGAAACTAGAGATAAAATGCTAAAAATAGCAAGAGTATTTGTAACAGAAAAAGACAAACATAATGACAATTAAAACTGAAATAATGGTATTATAAATGTTGATAACATTTTTTTGATGAAGATATTGCATGAAATATAAATAATATAACCGTTACATAACAAATTACATATGTTTAGAAGAGAGGAACTAATCCTCTCTTTTTTCTTTTTCTTCTTTTAACATTTTTTCATATTTTTTAAATTCATCTTCTTCAGCTTCTTTAAATTTTTTAAACAAATCTTCTAGTTCTAATATTAATCTTCTTGAATATTCCATACACACCATCCCCATATACTATGTATTTGTTTATAAGTCTTATGTATTTCTAAATCACGAGCATATGTTCGCAAAATTAATTACAACCATCCCCTATCTTTTAAAAAGTGCTTACATTTGCATAAATTTAATTGCAAGGCTTATCAAAATCTACAATTTTCTATTTTTTCTCTATCTAGCTAGAGTTATTTCTTACTTATATTTTAGCACAAATTTCCAACAAAAAAATCGACTAATAGGAAACTTTTCCCCACAAAAATGCACATAATATAATTATCTGAATTTACTAAAAAATAAATTAAAAGGTGATTTAAATTTATGTTAAGACAACTGAGAAAAATGAGACATTTAACACAATTAGAACTTGCAGAAAAAATTAACTATCACAAAAGTTATATTTCCAAGTTAGAAAAGGGCGATTATAAAAATGTTACTGTTACTACAATAGTTGATTTGGCGATTGGTTTAGAAGTTAACTATTTAATAGTCGCAGCAGTATTCATAATGGAAGAATTAAAAAGAAGAAAAGAAAAAATAGACTAGCTAAATACTAGTCTATTTCTATTATTTAAAAATTATTTACATACCACATAGTTAATATAAAACAAGAGAAAAGTATTAAAATAAATGTACATTATCAAGAATTTACATACCACATAGTTAATATAAAACAATAAAAATAAAATATGCAAGTTGCAGAGATATTTATATTTACATACCACATAGTTAATATAAAACTAATTTTCTCTATTGCTTTCCTGTTCTCCTCATCTAATTTACATACCACATAGTTAATATAAAACGGTATACACTAAAAGATATGGTGATTTTTATTCTAAATTTACATACCACATAGTTAATATAAAACTGTTTGGGCTAATAGATGGTGACGCTGTCAATTATGAATTTACATACCACATAGTTAATATAAAACTGGAATGAGTAAAGATTCTAAAATAACATCACTAAGATTTACATACCACATAGTTAATATAAAACCTCCAAAATAAGTTGAGTATTTTCAATGCCTACGCATATACAACTCTCTTAAATTTGCAGTGAGCGGGCAGTAGTGCAAATGATAACACTTATCATACACCCTCAATGCCTTATATTTCAACTGCTAAGCCCCATTTTATCATAAATATCGCTCACTGCAAAATTTCCATAGTTTTATTATATCATAAATACATTATTTTTAAATATTTATATCAATTTATAGTTTAACTCCTTATAATAAATATTTAATTTATTCCATCTACATCATTATCAAAAGGATTATTTTCTGATGGAACAAATATAATATTAACGTCATCAACATCTCTATTATAATGCTTATCTGCTTCTGTATTTGGGTTTACATCATGATATGATACTAATTCTTCATTTTGATTTAAACGCTGTATATCATGAACAGTCCATGTATCAGTATCTATAAAAACCCAATATGAATCTATTCCAGAACTCTCATACAATACAACCACATAAAAATCAGTGCTTATATTATGTTCTTCTCTATCTAGTATCAAATCATCTTCACTAATACCATATTTACTAGAGCATGCCTCAAATGCCATATCGATTGCTTTTCTCTCTTTTAAATATCCTTCAGCATCAAACCTTTTTATTGTATCATTTGAATACCATTGTAGTATATCATTCAAATTATTCATATTTACTAAAAATCTAAAATCATCATCATCTGCACCAATTGCATAATAATCTTTCCCTTGATAGGTAAAGTTTTTTATATAATACCTAAAACATTCATCTGGGTCTGTTTTTGCTTTAATAGCTGATTCATAATCTACAAATACTTTTTCATCTAAAATATAAGCTATTCTTTCAGTTGCTTCCTTTACAGTATACTTCCCTCCAGTAGTTGGACTGGCAATATTTTTTGTTATGTTTAGAGATTGTTCTATAGCATTGTTATTTAGATTTCCTATTGCTGTTATTTTAGTTGCACCTTTTAACGCAGTCTTATTACTATTGTCATCGACTAACACAATTGGAGTATTCTTAGCTATTGTAGAGCCAACAAGAGCATACACTAAATCTGTTCCACTAGCTATATAAAATTCTTTGGCTCCATTATAGAATTTATTTATTATCTTCTTATTAGTATCGTATCTGTCTACTCCACCCAATCGAGTTGAATTAGTATCATTTACTAAACTATCACTCATTGATGAAGTGCCACCTATTGCATAACTTTCTATTCCAGTAGTATTAAATGGCACACTTTTCCCATCAGTTAATATTATAGGTGCTTTGTCTCTAACAGCCACAGAGGCAATACTCATAGCATCTGGTTCACCTTTGAAAGCATTAGTTAATATTACCTTATTTACTTTATTAATAGAATTTATTTCTTTTGCTACATTATAACTTGTCTTAATCCTATCATTACCTTGAAGTCTTTTAATCTCTATTCCTTTGCCTTTTAGAACAGTTTCAGTATATTTATCAATAGAGTTTTCTCCTCCAATTATATATACTTTTTTTGCCTTTTCTAATCTTTTAAGAGTTGCATTAGGTATATTATTTTTCTTAGTTAAAAGAATTGGTGCATTTGTTGCTCCTGCAAGTCCACTCGCACTTAGCCCATCAGCCATTGTACTATCTGCATTTATAAGTATTGCAGTAGTATAACTTTGTTTGTCAGCTATGATACCAGCAGTTTCGTATTTATCTGCTCCTTGAATTTTATCAATTTTATCAAGTGCATTAGCTGATATAGGATTAGCAATAAACATTGACATAGCTAATCCTAGCGATAATAATTTCTTTAATTTCACAATATCTCCCCCTTTTTCATATCACTCAATTAAATTGTATAACAAAAATATATTATATGTTGTCGAAAATACAAACTATTTCTACTCAATTAACGACATTAAATAACATTAGAATAAATTATTTTCTTATAATTTTATTCTTTATAATATATATAATTGTTATAATATAATTGAAACATTTTACTTTGACCACATTATTTAATTTTGAGAGGAGAAATTTTTATGAAGGGTGGAGTAAGAAAAAGAGGCAAGAAGTGGTATTACTATTTTGATGCAGGTATTGTAGATGGTAAGAGAAAAAAAGTAGAAAAAGTTGGTGGAGAAACTAAAAAGGAAGCTGAAAAAGCTTTAAGAGATGCAATAAATGAATACGAAAATGCTGGTATCGTGTTTGATGAAACAAATATGAATTTATCTAATTATTTAGACTTTTGGTATAAAGAATATGTACTTCTTAATTGTAAATATAATACTCAAGTAAATTATAGAAATTTAATTAAAAACCATATAGAACCTGAACTTGGCAAATACAAATTAAAATCTATAAATCCAGCTATTATTCAAGAGTTCCTGAACAATAAAACAAAAACATATACTCAAAACGGAGAAGAAAGACGCTATACAAGAGGTAATTTGAAAGCAATCTATGGTGTATTAAACTCTGCTTTAAAATCTGCTGTTTATCCTTACAAGCTTATTAAAGAAAATCCTGCTCAATACACCAACATACCAAAAAATATTATAGATACAAAAAAAGATTCAGAAAACAAAACTATAACATTAGATGAATTTAATAAAATTCTAGAGATATATCCTAAAAATACAAATATCTATATTCCTCTACTTATAGGATTTCATACAGGAATGAGAAAAGGAGAAATATTAGGTCTTTGTTGGGATAATGTTGATTTAGATAATAATATAATCAAAGTTAGAAAAAATTTAATAAAGAGAAAGGTTTCAGAGTTTGAATTAACTTCACCTAAAACAAAAACATCCATAAGAGATATTAGAATAGGTGATACTTTATCTAAAATATTAAAAGAAGAAAAATTAAACCAAAAAAAGCAGAAAATTAAACTTGGAAAATGGTATACAGAAACTGAGCATGATTGGGTTTGTAGAAAAAAAGATGGCTCATTTGTAAATCATAACAACATTGATGCTTGTGTGAGAACAATTAACAAAAAATTAAACCTTGACTTCAACTTCCATTGTTTAAGACATACACATGCTACATTATTATTAGAAAATGGAGCTAATATAAAATATATACAGCAAAGATTAGGACATAGTCAATTATCAACTACTATGGACACATATTCACATGTTACAAGTAAAATGGAAAGTGAAACAATAGATATTTTAGAAAATCTTGTTAGATAATTTGCCACCGAAAAAAAATTACGGTGGCAAATGGGTGGCAAAATAATGATAAATTCTATTTTTTTTACTTAAATCCAGCTATTTAGCCATTTTATATAGAATAATCGAATTTACTCTTGATGTACGCTCTTGTTCACAAGAAATTCTCGATAATTCTGTAGAAAAGATATTTAATGAAATATCACATATATGTGAAAATAGAAAACTTAATTATACAAGTGAACTTGCTTTTGAAAATGTTCCTGTACCATGTTCTAATAAAATAACAAAAATCATAGAAAAAAGTTTTATAGATTTAAATCTTAATCCTTTTTATATTTATAGTGGTGCTGGTCATGATGCTCAGGAAATGGATAATATAACTGATATTGGTATGGTATTTATAAGATGCGCTGGGGGCGTAAGTCATAATCCTAATGAAAGTGTTTCTGTAGATGACTTGGATACCGCTGTAAAAATATTTTTAAAAATACTAGATAACCTTGATTTAAAATAA